ACGATGCCTAATTTCATTTTTGATTTTACCTACTCAAAAACCCATTGTTTAAGGGATTTTTGCCTTTCTATTTTTGATTTATGTACCAATTCTGTACCAATTTGATTGGATATACTATATTTTTGATTATTTTATATTACTTTGAGTGCTTCTGCTACTCTGTCCATTTCTAAGTTCTTTTGCTCGTCTGTCGTGTGAACGTAAATGTTCATTGTGATACCTATGTTCGAGTGTCCTAGTATCGTCTGCAAGGTTTTGGGCGTCATACCGGCTTCAATACATCTTGTTGCGAATGTGTGTCTTAATACGTGCATTGAAAATCTCGGTATCTTTGCCCTGTCACACGCTTTGTAAATTCCGGTATCATATGTGCTATTTTTCACAGGTGCCCCGGTCTTGCACAAAAACACTCTGTCTCTCCATTGAATGTCAATAAATTTGAATGAAGCATTTTTGGCTTTCTGCAATTTCAATAGCGATACGGCTTCATCAGTGAGTGGAATTGTCCTATATCCCGATTTACTCTTAGGCGGACCCTCTCGCCATTCACCTGCTGAATGCCTGTACTCTAAGCTCCTGACGATTTTGATTGTTTTGGCTTTAAAGTCTACATCTTCCCATTTAAGCCCCACAAGTTCACCTGTCCTTAGTCCGGTCTGCAAGGCAAATCTGTATTGATACTCATATGATGTGCCTTTGATAGCTTCGCAGAATTTTTTCTGATTTTCAATCGTCAATGCTTCTTTCTTTGAGGACTCCTTACCGATGTCGGATTTCACCATACGGTTGCACGGATTTTTGGGAATTATCTCGCTTTGATATGCATAGTCGAGCATGTTGTATAGTGCTATGCGTGTCTGATATATCGTTGCTGTCCTGTAATCCTCGTCAGCCATATTAGTCATTATCTTTTGACAGTGAAGCGTATTAACCTCTCGCAGTATCTTATTTCCGATAACAGGCTTTATATTGCGTTTGTATCTCTCGGTGTAGTTTCTTAACGTGTTCGGTCTTACTGTGCGCTTCTTAACGCTTATCCAATAGTCAAACCATGCATCAACCAACATGTCGGACGGAAAGTCGGGGTTGCTGTGCTCATCAGTGTACTGCTCATCGGCAAGCCACTTTTTACACTCTTGTAGTTTTGCGAATAATTTTTGTACTCGCTTTCCATTTCTCGTTGTGTATCTGCCGACATAGTACTTGTCTTTTCTCTGACTAATGCCTCTACCTAGTTCTTTACCTTTCAAGTCCTTTCCCATATTAAATTTTCGCTCCTTTCACTTATGGAAAAGCCTTATGCAATTTATTATAATATCACATAAGGCTACATAAGTCCACATTTGATTATATCTCTATCGTCTCTGCGATATACTTTTCAAACTCTTTTCGCTTGATTAATCGCCTCTTTCCGACATACATAACAAATTGGCACCTTGGGTTGTTTGTTATTTCTCGGAGTTTGTTCACTCCAATGTTACTATATTCCGCAGCTTCATCAATCGTCAGCGTTACCTTTTCCCATATTGGCACTTTGTTAATCATTGCCTGACTCCTTTCTATCTTTTCTTTAATGTCTGCCACTCTCCGGGAAGTGGTCGTTTTTGAGATTAATAGTCTCTGTGATACCTCTTCAAGGCTTTTATCAGCAACTAACAACTCAAAAACTTCTGCTTCCTCATCGGTGAAATTGGCATTTTTCGTAATCTCTTCAAGTTCCGGCTTAGTAAGTTTTGAAAACTTCATAAGCCTATCTCCTATTCTTCGGTTTTGCTTGCACTGTGTATACAAGTACTTGCGTATCGGCATGAACTGTTGCACGGCTTGTTGTCCTCGTATACGCATTGTCTTTCAATCGGCTCTATATCACTTATAGTTCTACATTTCATCTGCTCTCCCATTCCTCGCAACAATCGGTGTAATCTGTCCAATCAGCCACATATTCGCTATCTTTGTTACAACACACCCAACCTTGCGATATATCCTCGCATTGATGATATTTACAATTTCCACAACATTCATCCATTTTTGTTATTCTCCTTTACGTTTACATGGTATCTGCAAATCTTACAACATTCTTCTTCCATTCCCGTGCAACAGCCAAACGCAGCATATCCTGTCTTTTCCATGTGGTTGTAGCACATATCCTCATCATCGGTATTCATAATGCAACATACAACCGCCATTACTGCTACAGCAACCGCAATCACACCTATAATTGTTATAACCATAATAATCACCTATTCTTTCCTCAACTCGGCTTTAACTTGTTATTGCCTAATTAAAACCGAGTTATTGCTATTTAATTGGCATACAGGCTTCCATCAGCATTATATCTAGGGCATGTACCACCATCTGGTGTCGTCAAATAATGCACTCCTGTTTCGGTATCTCTGTATTCGTAAAAATATCCGTAACGGGCTATCTGCTCAAAGTTTATACGTTGTGTTCCGGCTTCTGCAATATTACTTTCACAACCGCCTATCATAGCTCCGACTAATAATGTAACTGTCAAGACCAATGCCATAATTACTTTATTCTTCATTTTATCATCACCTCTCTTTTATACTGCTCTGCCATATATTGTCCGTAGCTCATGCCTTTACTCTTTGCAATCTCGCATATTTCCGCAAGTTTGTTTTTCTTGACAGGTTTTCTTTTGAGTCTTTTCTTTTCTCTGATTTTTCTTAATTCCGTAGCTCTCTTCTGTCTATGTGCTTCACAACACGTATTTTGATTAGCTGCGGTCGGTGTAAATATCTTGCTACAGACTACACATTTAATTGGTTTGTAGTGCTTCATTACTATCTCCTTGCTTGATATTCAGATTTTTAAACATAGCGCACATAACATCTACCACAATCGAGTTGCCGAATTGCTTATATAACTGCGTATTGCTGTTTACTGCTGACATTTTGTCAATATCTTCATCAGATACACCCATCAGCCGTCCACACTCTCTCGGTGTTAGCTTTCTGATACGATATTGTGTGGCAATATGGCTATTCGCATATCCGTGTGTTCCGGCTACGAGATTAGCCGATATGCCGTTATCAGAAATAACTGTGCCACATTGGGAACCGTTGCTTGATATTTGACCGACTTTTTGGATATTATTTTCAAGCAATAAATTATCTTTCTGCACACTCGTTAAGCAATTACTTGTACCTTGCATATTCACCTCTAATCTCTGTTCTGTCGGACTTCCCGCAGTTCTATCTGACAGATTATCAGGATTTCTGCCACGCATAGCAACTATGCACATATTGTCTTTATGACTGCCTATGCCTTTATAATATCGTGATGTCACTGTGCTTGCGGTAGGTGTATTAATGTCGCATATTTCCGCATTATCTAAGCTGTCTAAGTGTCCGTTAGGCATTTTATCTAATTTGCATGGAATTTGCTCTTCAAGAATTTTCGGCTCTTGATTACCACCTTGCATTGTACTCAATGTTGGACTGCACCCCCCCACATCATAAATTCTGTTGGTGCTCTCAAATTTTGATTCAAGAGAGCCTATTACATTTACATCTGCCATTACTTCAATCACTCCGCTACTTGTTTTATTGGCTCTTAGGGTAGGACAAATCCCCCCTAAGTACCTTTTCACCACCGAATTTTTCACTTTCAAAAAGCACTATCCCGATAGCATCTGTTAGTTTTTCCATTCAATTACTCCATTACTTCCATAGTTATCAAGGCCTTTATAATCTCTTGCCCTAAGAGTCACGGCTACATCAATCTGTTTGTCTGCTGTCTCTCCCATATCCTTTAACAACCAAGTTTCCATCTGACCGCAAGTTTGAGATTCCACAGTCATATCTTGCCGTGATACAGTTTGCAACTTCTCTCTGCTGTGGCTTATTGATTGTTCCGTCAACGCAAGTCTGCCTGTCTGCCTGTCTGCCTGTCTGCCTGTCAAGATTGTGCTGTGGTAATGTGCCATTGTCAATAAGCTGTTTTATCAGCTTGTCAGCCTTTTTATTGTTGATGTAATACTTTTCATCTACATTATCCTCAAGATAGTCTTTTAACTTCTTTTTGAGGGGTATAGGCTGTGGGAAATGATAATTGTACTCGCCTAGGAATGAAAACATAAAACATCTTTCACGATTTTGTGCTACACCATAATTTTTAGCATTCAAGTCTTGATAGTAATTTGTGTAACCTAAGCTTTCAAGAAAATCTAGCCACTTTCTAAAGTCGGGCATATTATCCTGACTATGTACTTGTGGCACGTTCTCCATGAACAAAATCTGTGGTAATTCTCCGTTACTATCTCTAATTTCTGTTAGTATTCTCTCAACTTCCCATAACAGACCGCTTCTTGTACCACTGCCCTTAGACATTCCGGCTTGTTTTCCGGCAACTGATAAATCCGTACAAGGAAATGAGTAAGTAAGTAAGTAAGTAAAGATTTCTGTGTCACAGATATTCAAATCTTCTGCATGAACCTTAGTTATATCCATTGTGGGAAAATCTGTGTCGTGCACTGCGTTATAGCTTGCTATGGCATACTTATCAAACTCCACAACTTTGTAATGCTCAAATTTAGCACCTATTCTCTTTAGTGCCATTGCCTGACTTCCGTAGCCGGTCAGCCAGCAAATAACTCTATAAGACGTATTGGTTTTGTAACATTGATAGGCTCTCTAATTATGTCAAATAATGTTATCTGCTGCATTTCATCACTTCCTCTCTGTATTTCCAACCATATCCACCGGCATGGTTTCTGATAAATTAATTAATGTTTAATATTTTCACTGCACCACTGCTCTTGTATCTCATCATCGGTCTTATCTCGTCCGTGGATGTCGTACCATGCAAGCACTACCTCTGTCAGACCGATTATGCCGAACACTATGAGGGTAGTGTATACTACTGTTGCTATGTTGGTCATTCTTCATCACTCCAATCTAACTTTTCATTCCTAATCTCCTACAAACTGTGTTATATCCACAATGCAACTCTTTCGCGATACCTGATATTGTAAATCCTTTTTTGCGTAACTCTATGACCGCCTCTCTTGTAACATCTGCTCTTGAGATAATGTTTTTCATTCTGTTGCCGCATCCCCTCATGTATTCTGTCGGAACATATTGAACAATATTATGTTCTTTTATATGCAATTCGGATTTCATCACTTGTAAATTTGAAATTTCGTTATTTAGTTTATTTCCGTCAATATGATGAACTACGATATTAGGCGGTAAATCATAACCGACCATATATTTACCTAATATTCTATGAACAGAAACTTTATCGTGTTTTATTGAAATTCCAGCGTAGCCACGATACATATAAATTTTATATTGGCTGTTTGGTGTGACATTTCTTCTGTTGCATTCTTCTATAATTGCTTTTTCTAAAACGGAATAATCTACAATGCAACTGCATTCGTTTACAAATTCCATATTTCTACACTTCCTTAAAATCTAATCTTTGACCGCAATGTTTACAATACTTTGGCTTGTTGTCGTAAGGCATTTCACAACAAAGGTTTGTGTCACAATTGGGGCATAAATCATAGGGCCTTCCGTTTACTCCTTTCCATTCATGCCATATTCCCTCGCTATCGAAGCAGCCATCGTGTACAGGTTTCTTTGGTATCTGCTTTTCTATTGCTGATATTGCAAATCTAATTGCTTCTAAAACGTTGTAATCAGGGTATGGTTTCCATCTTTCTTTTAGATACTCAAAATGTATTCGCAAAAATTCAATCGCTTTTTTCGCTGTCATACTATCCCTCACTTTCTTCCACTTCGTACCTATCCTCGTGAATTTCCCTATCCTCTTCGTGGGAATAAGCTCTTTTGCAATGTGTGCAAAAAGCTAAAAGTTCCTTTATGTTTGTACTTTTTTCGTATTTGCAACCGCTACATGGGCTTGGTTCTTTATTATTCTTTTCTGTCACGCTATCCCTCGCTTTCTAATAATTCTGCATTATCAAAGATGTTTCCGACAACTTCATATTCAGTATCATATTCAAGCCTGTGCTTATAATATCTTTCGTTAGGAATTGTACATATAATTTCAAAATCTCTAAATGTTATGAGCACATTCCCCTTGCTATTATTTATTTTTACAATGTCATTCTCCCAAATCAGCTTGCCGTTCTTATCTTTCAAGCCTGTACATCGGGCAGATAGTGGTTGGGTCTACTTTGTACCATCCGTCTGTCTCTCCGCTAGAATAAAACATTGTGTTAGGTTCAAATATTAGATGAACTTCTTTGCCATACATATTTAAACCTTTTACATAATGTCCTGTAACCCATTCTCCGTTATCAATCCTCTTCGCTTTGAATAAGTATCTATCTTCCATGCTCATCACTTCTTTCATATTTTCCCTAATCTGTCGTACCAATTCCCACGATAACAGTTCCAATAAAAATTATGAAAAAAATTAATTTACTCATAAGTATCCTCCTATTCTGCTTCTGATTGAAGCCAATTTAACATACATTTTTTACATCCATCTTTACCATTCGGATGCACGCACGTATCATAGCTTCCTTTTTTCCAATTAACCATATGCGAACAAGGAAGGTACTCTGCTAACTCTTCATCCGACATATTCCTTATTCTGCCGGCATTAGTTGGCTTATCGCTTTCCACAATTTCAAAATATGTATCAATGTAACCTAATACAGTTTTTAAATCGTAAGAACTATATCCGATAGAATAATCCTTTTTACCAACCTGTCTGTACTTCAATTCATAATAAGGCTTATCGTCTAACATTCGTGCGATTATTTCTAAGCTATCGACCTTAGCTTTATTCATATTTGCTGTTATGCTATCGCATCTGCAACAAGACTCATTATCTCTTGAGTTGCTGTTGTGCTTACAGTTACAAGAGGCAGAATTAACTAACCCCAAAATTTCATCGCAAAGGTCAAATATCTTTTCAGAAACCTCAATATCTTCACAACCGCCAATCGCTATTTCTTTGATTTCTTGTAATTTATCTCCTATTGCTAAACTATTCATTTTCTCCACCTCTCAATTCTTCCAACTTCTTAAATTAAGTCCACCGCACCTAATGCAATAAAACTTTTTATATCCTCTCGCGTATTCAGACAAATAACCACAATGTCCGCAATATTCTTTTCCGTTACTAACTGATACTTTTTTAGACCCTGACACATTGTTCCTCTCGAACAACTCTCCGTGTTTGCATTCTGTACAATAATCATAATCTTCTTTATGCTTGCAAATATTACAATCAATCATTGCCACACCTCACTTCTTTCAGTTTTGCTTCTGCTTCGGATTTTGTGCGGAATACCGATTTGCCGATTTCACTTTCTGCAAAACTTCCTGTGATACTTCCACTTGAGTTTGCATAATAGAATACAGTTTCTTTTGTTGTAACAGGTTCACAAATGTATTCTTCACATTCACCAAATGAAAAGGCTGTTATTGTATATGCATAAGGTCTGCCACAGCCATTATCCCATACTGTATCTCCCACCTTACAAGGCAACTTGATAAGTCTGCCCTGTTCCTCTAACTGCTGATACTCTTTGAATTTTTCAAGCCATTCAGCTAACTGCTCGCAATCTTCTGCGCTTTTAATACAAACAGCACGCATAGGATTATTTATATCAAAGAAATCCGCATGGCATCTATGCTTTCTTGCTGTTTCTTTCGTATGCTCTATAAATTCATCAATATTCATTACTGCTCCTTCCCACCTCGTTTTACGGTCTCTATTATTCTGTTGTATCGTTCTAGTGAATACTCATAATCTTCCGCATAATCAAAGCATTCTATATCGGGCTTAAAATTTTCTTCTAATTGTTTCAAAAGTTCATCCACATCAAAGGCGGTCGGTTGTGCGTCTACAAAATCAAGAATTGCCTTCATCTGGCTTTTATTGTAATGTTGTTCTGAAAAATTCAGTTTGTCAGCGTCAGTCAGTCTCATATTTGCTCCTTGTCTAAAAGTTTAGCTAGTTCGCATACTGTACACATCTCACCAGTCCATGATGTTTTTCCATGATTCCAAGCGTAAACTCTTCCATTCTCATATTTCGCAAAATGCCTTTTAACCCACTGGTGAATACCACTATACGTTACCAGTATTGGTGTATCAACTGCAACTTTTGACCAGTCAACAGGTGGTTCAACGTATTCACTATTCGCCCATTTTTCCGTTTTATCTCCGCAATAGTCATAACTGTAAGTATTGAATAAACAATGTTTACACTCTAATTTATAGCATGCTATCGGCTCTAATGTTGCTTTGTCAACTGCTATTTTGCTACCACCACAAGCAATATCCAAAATCTGTTCTGCAAATTTTTCTCTATTTGTCACTGTTTTGTACCCCTTTTCCATAATCCGGCATGTGTTTAAATCTCTTATATGCCTTATTGTCTCTGTGCTTTTCCATGTAGGCTTTCTGCCTATCGTCTCTCATCTGCTTTATGTGAGCATTTTGAGTACTGTCGTTATCCCATGCGTAAGTCATTAATCAATCACCTTTATGTACCTTTCATCAACGTAATTAACCTCATCAGCAAGGCATTGTGCCACTTTTGGCAATGTCAGACCGAATTGATTAAATTTATACAGCGTGTCAATTAAGTCCCTAAATTCTGCGATAAACTCTTTAATTTCCCTAACCGACAATTTAAACATCAGCTTAAGTGCCGTACATGCTAAAACCATGTAGCTGTATGCCGTATCGTTCAAAAGCTGTCGTGTGTCATTTATCGTAAGCGGATTATTTCTCTGATAAATCCTAATCAACTGTTGCATTGGGATTAAATTAATCTCTTTCTGTACGTCAATGCCGTATCTGACTTTCAAAAGTTCGGCAAGCGTTTCGGTTTTCATTTCTTTTTCGCTCTGCGCCCTGTCAAGGTACTCATTTATGGTTCTTTCAAGCCTTACAATGCGCTTATTTCCAAATCCGTGGTGCAAATACAGTACATAGTAGCCTAAGTCCATAAAGTCTGTGAAAGACCGGCTTACGAGCTTTCTGCGGTTATTGCTGCTTTTCAGCGTAACTCTCTCGGATTTTGTCCACGTAAAATCCGGCTCTTTGTGCTTTTTCTTTGGTTTCAGTTTGTTGCTCATATTTTTTCATTCTTTCTTCAAGTTCTCGTCTCGTTCTGTTAAAACAGGCTTCGGTAGTTTCTTCTGCGACTTTTACTAGTTCTTTACCGCGCCACCGGATAGTTATTTTTGTTTCCTTGCTATTTGTTCTGTAGAACATTTGCAAGTCATATTTTCTTTGCAGCGGCCGGTAAAAATCGTAAAAATCTTTCAAGGAATCCATTGTGAATTCCTTTCTTTTATCTTCTGTCGTGCCAAGTTTGCCTTTTCACAAGTTGCATTCTTAACGTTCTGCTGATAGTGTTTTTCACAGACCTTATATCCGGGCTTTACCGGATTGTCACAGAAAAAACATAGTCCTTGTTCATATCTGCCGGTTCTTTCAGGCATTTTAACTCGTGCTCTTCTCATTGTTTCCCGGCAAAATGTGCAAGTGGTATGCCCCGGGTCTGCTTTCCTTTTACGACAACGTGTGCATATGCCATTTTCCTTGTCTTTTTCGTATCGTGCTTTTCGCCATACTTTTTGTCGCTCATTGTATTTTTCAACATCAGCAGCACGTATCTTTGACATGGCTTCGGCTGATTTTGCCCTACACTCAACACAGCTTTTTTCGTCACCATATAGCAAGTTCTTACCACATCTAGGGCAAACACCAACTGCCTGTAATTTCTTATAAAGCTCTCGGCCATATGCTGTGCGTTTGCTGTTACATGCCGTACAAACCACACCTTCTCTATCAAGCGGTTTCCCACAAAGCACGCAAAGGTTACTAGCTTTTCGTTCTTCATATCTCTGCCTAGAATACTTGTCTTTTATCATTTTTCGCTAGGAGTAAAGCCAGCTTTAATTGTGCGCACAAACCTCTTTACCTCCTATCTTTTCATCTGCTCGATACGTTCTTTAATTTCTTTTGGCATTGGAATGCCTTTAATCGGCTTATTTTGGCTTTTATTATCTTCAAGCGATAATTTTATCATCTGTTGATTTTTAGAGCCGATTTGAGCCGAATACGAGTTCCTATTGGTGCTTTCAATCAATGCCTTTATGTCCTTTGGCATTTTTTGATATTCCTTATCTCGATTAACAACTGTCCTGTAGGTTCTCATAAAATTTGACTGCACTACGTTTTCAATGCTGTTTATGTCCGTCAATGCCCAATTTCTAAGATTATCAGGACTTCCGACAGCCTTTTGTACGAGCGGTGGTAGCTTGTTAAATTCTTCAACTGCACCATAATAGCCATTTCGTAGTGCCCTGCTAACAAGGAACCATGCTTCCATTTCGTTAAGCTCCTGTGGGGATTGAACCTCATGCAGTTTGTTAATTAACTGTCCGATGCTCGGTGCAAATCCGCTTGTGTCGGTTGTTATGTATGTTCTAAGCGCCATATTTGCCTGCTCGTATGAATATCCTCCAAGAAAGTCCGCCCATATCTTAGCTGTGTATTCAATATCATCAATTCTGTAATTTGGATATGCCACTGTCATAACTGCGAAAAGTTTTTTTGCCTCCCCTTCCGTCATATCGTCTCACCTCTCAAACTTTCTAAAATTCTATCAAGTTGTGATGATTGCTTATTTGATTGTGTGCTTTTGCTGATTTGCTGATTCAGATAGCTTTCAAATTTAGTTCCGAACAAAGTGTCGGGTCTTAAGTACTTCTCCTGTTCTGTTCCAAGCCATTCATCAGCCTTTTTGCTGATAACTGTATAAAAGTCCTGCTCTGTATATCCTTCATTAAGTCTTGCTTTAATATGCTTTTTGGTATTAGGAGTATTATATCTATATCTTGTATTACATTTATTATTTAGATAGTTAATAATATTTATATATATCTCTTTATTATTATCTATATTATTAATAACAGTATCAGATACAGAATCAGTATCAGTATCAGAAACAGATGTCTCCATAGGGTATTCATAGGCTATATTTAAAGTATTATTTCTAACGCTCTCAATGGTGTCAAAAATGTATTTTTTAAAGCTTTCATTCTTGATGTATTTTGCTACGTTGCATGCCCCTGTAAGTACTTTGTTTGACTTACTCCAATTATACTTATACCAATTCAAAATAAGCACTTCTTTTGTACTCGGGCTAAACTTAATGACACCATGTACTTTGTCAAATCTTTCAAGTAATCTTATAATTGTCTCTTTGTTATAGCCTGTATCGTCCGACATACTCTTATAACTTATTTCGTAACAACCGCATATGTTTGTATGTGGGTTAGTGAGTAAGTATAAGTAAAAGTACTTGTCCTCCGGTGTAAAATCATCTAAGATTTTATTGTCCGTCCAAAATGACAACTGGACATTTCTGTATATCGCCATATCATCATCTCCTATTTTCTTCAAGTTTCGGTTGATGTATTTTAATCTTTTCCCTCGTTGTTTATATTGTTATACCTTTTTCTCAACGTGTTCTGCACCTTGTTCATGCCCTTGAAACCACCGACAATAAAAGCTATCTCCGCTCTATTTTCTGTTGCCTTTGTTTCCGCTTCCATATCGTGCAGCCCGTACTCTACCTGAATAATTTCATTTGCAGTAATTCTTTTCAGAATTTCTTCACATTTCTTCTTGCTTAAAAACTTCACTCTGTTTTACTCCTTTCAACAAATTTCAGTTTGCCTGTTCAATTTCTACATCAACATCAATATGCAATCTTTTTTTCTTTCCTGTATTAACATCAATACAGGAAACATACCCATTTGTACTCTCCAACAAATGTCCTACTTTGTAAATATCACCCTCAAATCTGAACACATCTCCTTTTCTTAAAAATCCTATCTGCGTAATCATATATCTACCTCCATAAATCCTAATTTATCTTTACATCAAATTCTCTTTTGATTTCAGGATATCTACCAAATTAATGTATAGACAATTCCTTTGCCTGTTGTTGTTATATCAAGTGTTATCTCGGTAGTGCCTTTTTCTTTTAAGTTTTGGATAAAATTATTTACTTTGCCTGTTCTTTTCTCTTACCAGACTGGCATCCTTTCTAAATTTCAGTTTACAACATTAAACACTTTTCTTCTGTAAGTTTGCCACAACTCTGCAACCATAAAGTTCTAACAAATCATGTAAATCAAACTCTTCTAATTCATTCTCATCAGCGATTTTATCGCTATGCACAAGAATCTCATCATCCATCTCGGCTGCACGAATTATCTGCCTAAGAATACTTAACATAGTATCTACTGCATACTCAAAACCTTTAAGATTATCTTCGTTCATACCACCTGTAAGAGTGTCTTTCATTTTATTCATCTGTTCCTCTAAAAACTTCGGAATATTACAAGCTGTAAACATCATTTCTTCATTCATAATTTCTTTTTACTCCTTCAGCATTATCCTTTATGCTATCAAATGTGTCTTCCCATACACCGCAAAATTCTTCGCAGAATCCTTTTAAACCATAGAAAATACTTACCGGCACTGACATAACAATCAAAAATATGTTTCTTAAAATATCATGCTTTAACATAAATATAATTATTTTCTTTTTCATGTCACCTCTCCTAAACGCTGCTTAATTCGTCTAATAACTCATTCATCATCTTTGCAGATATATCAACATGCATATTTGCAATGATTTTTGTTTTCAAATCTTCTATCGCTGCTTCATATCCACGCTTATATCCAATGTTATAACAATTCTCAGCAGTTGATTTTATTTCTTCTAAGTGTTGTGATTTATCCATAATTGCCGCCTTTCTTTTCATTTACTCAACGTCCTTATATGAATCTGCATTAATAAGCTCCATAAATTTATCTAGTTGCTTCTGTGACACCTTATTGCCCTGTTTATCCTCTCTAATCGTCACAACAAGGTGTTTTTCGATGATATGCGATAATTCCCTTGCGAGGTTCTTTCTGCCTTGCTGTACGCCCTGCAGATAGCCCTTAGGCGCTTTTCTCTCGCCTATTGAACCACTAGCACGATTTTCCCCTTGACCGCCTAAACTGACATTTCTAAGTTGATAACCCTTATCGGCATATAGCTTGATGTAATACTTCTCTTTCTCGTCAAGCTGGCTTTCGGGAAAATTCAGAAACTCAGCTCGCCAACCATAAGGGTTTTTCTCTTTATCGTACAGCTTGTGTTTGCGTAAACTAAGGTCTATATGCTGTTCATAACCTACAAGGTGGCTTGCCAATCTGCTAAGTGTATGTACCGCCTGTCCGATATAAGCATACTTAAAACCGTTTTCATCTTCTCGGAGTAGGAAGTAAATCCCACTCCTGTCATTCAGCTTTGGATTCAGCTTCAATAGTCGCTTTTTGTTTTCCTGTTCTATCGCCTTGGCTCTTGCTATGTTCTGATAATTCAAGCGTTACCACCTGCCTTCACTATCTCGATTGCCTTATCAATCCACTTAACATCAGCGTTCATATTCTCATATAGCATATAAGCCTTAGTTTCTTTTAACTGCTCCACAACCTTGTCAACATCATAAGCGGTCGGATATTTATCCAGTAATAGCAATACTGCATTTGTATTGAGCAAAGTTCCATTACTTAAAGTAACCGATTTTAAATCTTTCTTTAGTGTGTCTGTATCAATTAGCCCCATACTTCCACCTCTTTAATTAAATGGTAATTCCTCGTCAATACCATCAGGGATTGACATAAAGCTATCATCGGGTTTTGGCTGTGGCTCTGCGCTGCTGCCACTTGAATTTTTACTGTCGCAAAATTCCAACTTAGATATGTTGCAATCGTTAGTGTAGACTGTGTTTCCGTCTTTATTCTTGTAACTGCCTGTAGTCCACTCACCGATAACTGCAATCTTTGAACCTTTAAATACGTGCTTTTCTACTGTTTCAGCAATCTTGCCAAAAGCCACGCAGTTAATGAAGTTCGCCTTATCGTCTTTCTTCTTAAAATTCTTATCAACGGCAAGTGTAAATCTTGCTATTGCCATTGCATTTTCACCCTGTGCATATCTAATATCCGGGTTTCTAGTCAATCGGCCCATTAATGCTACAATATTCATTATTTTTCCTCACTTTCTTCATTACTGCTTCTTTTCTCTCTTAATCGCCTCATCAATATACTTCTGACAAGCTTTTATACAATCTTCTTGATTTTTAAATTCTATCTCATTCCATAAGCTGTTGTATCTTATATCTCTTTCATCATTAGAATCTATGCAGTAATACCAACTATCTAAATTTGATGAGTAATTTATATGACATTCAAACTTTTTGTACTTGCCTTTGTAGAATTTGCTACTATCAAATCTCCTTGTAATATCTTTGAGTCTCATATACTACTTTCCCTCTTAATTATCTTTTTTTCTCTTTCTTCTTGACTTCTACAAGACGGTCGGCAATAGCTTCTTTAATAATCAAAGTATTGTATCTTTCAAGGCTGATTGTTATTGTTTTATCCTCATACTCTCTTGTATTTCCTAAAATATCTTTGTATTTAGCCATACAATCTCCTTTCCACTTTTATTATCTTTCTTGTTTCTCATATTCTTCCATAGTTGGTCTTTTCCCATCTAAATCGTTCCAACTGTAAAGCTTGTGATTTTCGTCTTGCCATTGACTTTTGTAGCAATTTCTGCAACTACATCTTCCGCTTAGCCAACGCATTTCTCCGTAATACTCTGGTTTCCCACAATGCTTACAAATTATAATTTTATCCACATCTTTCTCCTTTCTAAAAAGGGCACTCATTAGGATTAGCAAGTAGCCATTCCTTGTTGCGCTCTGCAACGTCCACATTCGCCCCATAAGCGACTTTTTTCATCTTCTCGATAAAACTATCCCTATCAGCATTTTCACTTGATAAATGGCACATTATGACGTTCTGCAAGCTATCTGAATAATTTGCCTTAACAAAATCGCAAGCTGTGTCAATGGATAAGTGGCCTCTGAATACGTGATTAGCTTTGCCTGTGTTATCTCTGTCGATTAAATCCTTATCATAATTCACACCTAAGAGAATGTGGTTTATGTCTTTAAACTTCCACTTGATTAGTTCACAATCAGTAATGTAAAGCATTCTCCCCATTTCCTTGTGAGTAATCAGAAAGCCGAATATCGGGCAAGGTGTTCCGTCTGCATTGGTATGTGTCCAATTTCCGTCTATTGTTGTCAAATCAAAAGGCTTTACTGTAAATCCGCCCATGTTCATTGACATATAATCAATCTTCAAATATGGTGCATAAATCGGTATTCCCATTAACTTAAAATCTTCAACCGATAATGAATGGTCTTTGTGCCCGTGCGAAATTACAGCTCCAACAACATTTGATATTTTCCAATCAATGCCCTTTTTAATAGTCTTTTCCGACACACCCAAATCAAGTAATAGGATTTCTCCTGTGTCACTAATTAGAGCATATGTATTGCCTGTACTTCCTGTTGCTATACATTTAAGCTTCATCATTTCGCACCTACTGTTATAACTGCCGGATTTACAGCTCCGCCTCCGTCATAGTCATACTTTTTGTTATGCCACTTTCTTAAATACTCTCCGTATTCCCAGCACTGCGAAAGAATACTAACTGCACATCCGTACATAAATCCTGTTATGCCCTCTGTGTCTGCTTCACGGCTCAATCTGTCTGCATTATCAGCAAAGCACTCCGTAACATCGTTGCTCTTGTCAATTTCTGCTTCTAACAGTTCAGCCCACCTTTCAGCATAAGTGAAACAAGCTCTGCTGTATCCGTCACTATTCTTGTCGTACCAATCCTTGTATTCTTTCTCTTTACCTTTAATAATTCTCATACTCACACCTCGATTTCATCATCCTGTGGGAACTGAAAAACAGCATTATTGATAAAATCTACTTTTGACGGCTGATTTTTTATTTGCACCATAACACCGCACTTCTTTAATCTTTCAAATTTCTTTGCCACATCTTCTGAAATATCAACATTCTGCATTACAATCGGCATACCGATATATGCTTCTCTAAGCATTTCCATAGCCTTAAGTGCCTTTGCTTTGGTGGAATAAGTTGCAATAAGACTGTTCAGAAACACTTCCGGCGGTTCTGCGACATTTTTAACCGCAACAATTCCATAATTCCCGCCACTACTATTTAATATTGAAAAAACAAAGTTTTCATAAGAAACATCTGTTTTTCCTGTCTGTGAAATTACTCTCATATCAGCTCTCCTCACTCTGCATGAACGGCGGTAGTTCCTCTGACTGCTTGTCGGCTGTGTCAGTCGGCTCCACATCAATTATGTTGTCCTCGTCAAAATCTACTGTGTTTGCGTTTTCTTTAATCTCATCAGCAACAACCTTTTCTGTATCAAGTTTCACATCTGATACATTTTGAAATTCCTCTTGTGCATATAAACCTTGAAATCTATCTGGAAACGCTTCTCTTAAAGCCTGTACAACAGCTACTTTTCTAATCATCGTGGCTGGCTTTTTCGCCCATTGGCTGTTAAGCGAACCATCTTTTTTTCTTCCTGCGTACTCATCAAAGCCTACCGACTGATACTCGTCCTCTTTTCCGTCAATAAAGATTTTCGCCCAGCCACCTACGATAGTTTCGTTAGGTAAAACCATTGTTCCCTCTCGCTCTTCAACGACTCCGTCCTTTTTAATTACAATAATTCCTGCTTTCTTTCCCTTATATCGTGGGTCTGCATTGGCTCTCTTTGTAAAAACGTCTTTTCCAGTAACTATTGTGGCTGGGTCGTTGCTTCCATACTTAATAAGGTATGCTTCTCTCAAAAACGGATTTAAGTGCTGGTATCTGCATAATGACATAAACATCATTACTTCTCCGTCAGATACATTGCCGCCGCCACTTACAAGGTATCTTTTTATCATTGTTGGAGAAATTTTTACCATTTCCCCATTTGATTCATACTCAACTATCTGTGTATTCTCTGCCATAATTAATCCTCCTAAATCTCATTGAAAACCTGAACCGCAAACAGTTCATTAGGTGTCTGCTTGAATAAAACTCCGTCAGATATGACTGTATACATATATCCGTCATACTTAAGCTCCACAGTGTGCTTTTTACCGTCCATGTAATAATTTCTCTTCTTAATACTCATTTCTATACCTCCTATAATCCAAGTAACTTTTTAATTACTTCTCTCATTCTCTCGGCTTCACCACTCAACTGCTTCTCGCTTTTATCAGCAAGTCTAATCACTGTTTTGTACTCTTCCTCTGAAACGGTCTCTTTAAGCGTACGTAAAACAGTAACTGCCTCTGCCATAACATGGCTTTTTATGCCTCTAAATGTAACTTCTCCGTCTTTCGCTTTAATCATTTCTATTCCTCACTTTCATTTATTATTTTTAATTCAGTTTTGAGTTTTTCAACTTCTTCCAATTTGTCTGCAATTATTCTTTCTGCCCTGTTTCGGAATGCCTCCTTTGCATACTCAAAGTTAGGTTCTGTAAGAAACATGCGACCAAAATCAGTTATTCGCCCGACATCATCTTTCCTCACCACACTAAGGTAGTTTGGAAAAACTCTATCAACTGCCGCGTATGTCTTTGGTCTCTCTTCCGCTTCGCATTCCTCAACGTATAAACCTTTAGGGTTACTGCCGTAAGTATCTAAATTGTAAAAGTATAATTTCATATCACACCGCCTCAACCACAAGCTCTTTGTCCTGTGTATGCTTCAACATAATCAACTGGTTATCAATCTGTGGTATTCTCCAATCGTCAACGCTCTCTGTATCATCAATGATAATCGGGAAATTAACACCTACCACTTTCTGAAAAGCCCGGCATATGTCAACTTCCGTTAACATCCTTGCGCCATGATTGAGATTTCTTGCATATGCTTCACCATTGTAAACAAAGTCGCAGCACTCCTCGGTATCACCATTTAAAAGTGGTCTGAAAAGCTTTGCTGTGGCAAAATTCAGATACTTATTAACATCAGCCTGTAAGAGTTCGTTCTTTTTTCGAGTAAACTCTTTCAGCAAGTCAAGCTTTCTCTCCCAATCAGCTATCTCTTGATTGAGGTCTGTTCTCTTTGTTTCAAGGTCAGCTATGCTATCGTCTATACGCTTGTTATTTGCCACACCAAGCTCAATCTTTGTGTCAACTGATGAAACTTGTCTTAACAGTTCGTTTCGCTCGTTTTTAAGCTTTCTGATAAGTTCTGATGTATCATTTTCATCTGCAAGAGCTTTCTCTTTTTCCTCGATTTTAGCTTTAAGCGCCTGATACTCACTGTTGCCTGTCATGTCAACATCAGTAGGTACCATTCCAAGCTCTTTAGCGATGTTATCACGTTCAATCTTGTTAGCAACAGTATCGCGCTTTTCTGTCAGTTCCTTAAGTTCTGCTTCAAGGTCTGCTATTTCTTTTTTCTTATCCTCAATAGCCTGTTTAAGCCCCTTGCTATAGTTTAACAGTGCATTGCCCCTACCTTCAAACTCTTTAAGATTCTTCGCTTTTAGAGCGTCAAATTCGGCTCTTAAGACCTCCACCTTATCTTCCGGTAACTTCTGACCGCACATCGGACAATTAACACTGCTTTCATCAAAGGAAAGTGCTTTTGTCTTTCTCCAGTCAGCACGTACCTTTGCTAAGTCTCTTGCGCAATCTTCAACCTCTCTTTCAGAGTTTTTAATGCTAACTTTTCCGGCTCTTATCATTGACTCTGTTTTGTGGATTGAAACATCGAAGCCGTCAATCTGTAGCCGTAGCTCCATGCGCTTTTTCTGATTGTCAGCATTGGCTTTTCTTTCCATGTCTGAAAGCTCAAATTTAAGGTTCATAATGTCATCTGTGGCTTTCTGCTTGTCCTCTAAAATCTTATTGTAGTCGGACAGCTTATCTTCAATTTCCTTAAGCTGTGGCTCGTATGTTTTCTTTTGTAGTTCAAGCTCTGCAAGGTCTGTATACTCATTGGTGGAATGAATTGTATCAATCCTTGTTGAGATTTCGTCTCTTTCCTTGACAAGTCCTTTTGAGCCATTCCTACCGCCTGTACCGTTTAGCTTGCCACGACATACTTTTTTGAGTTGGTCCACATCGCCATCATCAAACATCGGCTTAAGTTCAGCAAACTGCGGAAACATATCGCAGATTTCTTCATCAGTACGTGTGCCAAAATAGCTTGCAAGTGCTAATCTCTGCTCCGCCTGTGACTTGTTGAGCAACGTCATGGCATTTAAACAAAATGGCAATACTCCAAGCTCTGCCATGTTGTCATTGATGTACTGATTATAGTCAGCCATTTTGTATGGCACATCATTGATTGAGTAATCAGTAACACTGCCTGTAATCTCGCCCTTTTTGTTGCGTTTCTGCCTTGTAACCTTTTTCAGAGTCTTTGCTTTTCCGTCAATCTCAAAGGTAACAGCTCTTACAATGTCAACATCATCAATCTCGACTCCGTTTTCATCATGCGGTCTTATGCCTGTAATCTCTCTGTCGTTCTCATCGTGGCAATTCAGCACATCAAGAATAATTCTCTTAACTGTCGATTTGCCGACTTCATTCTGACCTGACAACACAGTTTTCATCGAAAAATCTGCGTCTAATGTGTTTTTGCCATAGAATTTACAAAAATTCTGGGCAAAAATGTGTGTAATCTTCATTGTGTTTCCTCTCTTTCTATTTGTTTATGGTTTTTAGAATCAAATTTCCATGCAAACTTGATTTCTTAACTACTCTTAAGTATGAGTCCGACTCCGATACGAAAAGCCACTCACTCGGCACGTAATGAGCCTTATTGAGCAATAGCTTCTGCTCTCTTGTTAATGGCTTCAATCTGTATCTTGTATCACCTAGCCTAATCCTTCTTACATTGTCGCTCATTTAGTTTCTCCATTTCTTTATCTAGTAGCGCTTGAAAGTCAAATGATTTGTCCTCGTGCCGTTTAGCTCGATATAATTCTTGTAGGTAATCGTTAGCACTCTGACGTTTCAATTGGCTACCAATCGCAGTAGATGTCAAGATTTCCATTTCCGCTCCCTTCGTCATATACAATCCCTTGTATGCCAACAGGAGTATCAACTACAGTTCCATGTGGTAAATCATCACTTGCAATTACTACATATTCGTTTTCATCAACTACAAGCCCATGCTCGTTTAGATGTCTGCCCGGTATATTAAGTCCACCGCCAGGTAACACTCTCTGCGAGTACCACGTATAGGTGTAATCGCCATATCTGACTCGCCCCAGCTTCTTAAATCGGCTACAACTGTATTTCTTGTGGCAAGTTGGAACTGTTGGCTCTACATAGGTCTGCTCAACTACAACCGGCTCATTCTGAACCACTGTCGGTTCAATCTTCCCTAGCATTACATCATTTAAATAGGAAGAAACACCAGCCGTCAGCTCAACTTTGCTATCTGCTTTCGTTGCTATCGGCTTTAAGGTCATAGTTCCAATTATTAAAGTCGATAACATCAATATCCTTTTTCTTCTCATGCGGTTCGCCCTCCTCTATGAGACATATTGCAATCAGTATCAGCCAAAATACTGTTACGATTGCTCCAACGATAATACTCGCTGTCTTAATTCCGTATGCCACCGATAATCCAAGGAAAAATACAAATGCTAATGCTCCGAAAATCGAGTAACCACAGCCTGTGTAGAATTTTTGCTTTAGAGTTCTTTTCCTCATACAATCACCTCACTATGCAAAGCTCTGTTGAGCGTTTGCGTCTTGAATAAGCTCATCAAGATACTTAGGCACGACATAGCAATCAATGAACTCATGCACATCGTCTATATACTTTCTCTTGATACTCTTATAGGTAGATACGCAACCATACTCACGCTTTAACTGCGCCCATATATCGGAAAATGTCTTATGTCTGATACTGTTATCCCTATATGCTTCGCTCTGCTTGCCACCAAGGATATTTACAACTCTGCGCTTAACGTGCTGTTGTATCTCGTCAATATCGCAACTATAAAGCGGCACGTTTTCCTTAAGCTCGCTCACATCATCTTTGATGTCATTTACTTTCTGCTCTAATTCTGTATAGCCCTGTGCCAAAAGCTGTATCTGACCGCCTGTTGTCTTTGGCATACCATAACTGCCTGTTTTTCTGATTGACGGAAGGACCTCATCCATTACCCACCGCTCAAATTTCTCTGCGCTAGGCAATTTTGATTTCATAATGAGTCGGTATAAATCTCCCTCATTTATGTATGACATAGATTGCACTCCACTAGATGTAGGGGTGTCACGTTTCGTTACTCCCTTGCAATGGTCATTAACTGCCTTGCGTGGATTTGTATACCCAAGTGCGGTTGCCACATCTGTTGCTACAAAATATGGCTTTCCGTCAATTTCTGTCATTCGGACTTCTCCGAACTCTTCATTGTTGAAAATTTGTAAATCGTTCATGTTTTCTCCTTTCTACTCAATAAAATAAGAAACTTCTACGCCAAAATAATTAGCAATCTTAATTAGCTTGTCTGTTTTTGGCATTGATTTTCCCGACTTCCAATCTGAAAAAGTACTTCGCGCCATTCCAAGCTCTTCTGACAGTTTGTAAAACGAAACGTCTCTAGCTTTTATGAGCGTATCGAGTTTCTTAAAGCTCGCCTGTCTTTTTTTCTTGTTCAATTTCCCATCTCCTTTCTTGACAATAGTTAGGAAATCCGTTACAATAAAAAGCGCCATATTAGGCAAAATACGCTAGGAGGTAAAAGCCTTGAAAGCAATTTTGATTTTGCCTGTTCCATATTTGCGAGGTCGCATTTAAAATGTAGCAATCGGTGTAGCGCATTTTGGGCAGTAAAGCTCGATAAAAAATCATGGTTGGCATATCCGGTAATATGCCGTGCTACGCTAGATACTCCTCTCAATCCGTCAGCTAATGGCAACTAAAATGCTGAGCTTAAACTGCATAAGTGACGGAACATTTAAAGAAGCATTGGTACTACACAGTGCGTCGAAAGACTGCAAAATGTATGTGGTGTAAAAAATAAGGCAACGGCTGTTGGTGGTAGTACACTAACAGCTTTTGTTTTTAGTTCAAAAATCCTAACTAAGCCTTGATAAAAATTAGAAAATCGTGTATACTATGAATTGTCCAGAAACATAATATTATTTTCTCAATTTTATTTTTTATTGAGTTGAGATTTCCTAACTTCTTTTTTCATTCTACATTAGGAAGTCTTATTTGTCAACCCCAAATGTTGAGAAATCACAACTTTTTTTAAAGGAGATTTTCTATGTACGAAAGATATTGTAAATTAAGAGACTCAAAAGGGTTAAATGATTCAGAAGTGGCTAAATATGGCGGTTTCCCTAAAAGTACTTTTTCGGATTGGAAAAAAGGAAAAAGCTGTCCAAAATTGTTTAAGTTGGTAAAAATTGCAGAATGTCTTGATTGTTCACTTGATTATTTAGTTACCGGAAAAGAGCACCATTCAGTTGTCGAGGAAGCAACAAAAGACTTGGCTTTGTCGAAAATGGATAGTAGAATCAAAGACTACGCGTTGAAATTATCTAAATTGTCGGATAAAGAGCAAGAAAATATTATGAATTTAATAGATATGATGTATGAAAAATACTCAAAATAAATTAAATTAATAAGAAAGGTGGTATTTTATTATGAGTAAAACTGTTAAATGTCCTAAATGGGGCTGTGATGGTGTTGGCATACCTGTTGATACCAAGAAAAAATTCTCATTCGGTAAAGCACTTGTTGGCAACACAGTAGGCGGTCTCTTCGGACCTGTCGGTGCCGTTGTCGGTACAGCTACCGGAATTAAAGGTAAAAACGGCAAAACAAAGTTTGTGTGTTCAAAGTGCGGTAACGTTTGGGAAAAGAAAATATAACCACAAGGCAGAGTTTTTACTCTGCCTCTATTTTTCCCTTAATAAATATGTACAAGTACAATAACAGGTCTTTATCTTCCAAGCCCTCAATCATTTTAATTATTTCTTCTTTATATTCCATACAACACTACCTCCGATACATCAATTATAGAACATTTGTTCTTAAACGTCAATAAGGACGGCAGAAAAATCCACCGCCCTACCGAAACTTGAAGAGTTCTCTTGTTTGAGAACATCATTAGTCTAGCATTGGAAAAATAAATATTGTGTCGAATATTGACAATTGATTTCTAAAAGAATAAAATAGGATAAAAGAACTAGAAAGGGGATTTTTTATATGAAAAGATATAGAGAATACTGCATTAACAATCATTATGTTAATATTGGCGATTTAGATAAGTATTATCAAGGCAATATGGAAATGGTTTGTAGACACATCGAGAGTAACTATCTCGTTGACCGCAAAACTTCAAGCTATTATGTAAATTTATACATACAAGATAAGCCGTTTAAAAAGAAAGATTCTGTATTAAGCACAATAGCTATTTGCTTTTGCCTACCGCTTATACTATGCGCACCGCTTTTTCTCGATGTAATATGTATCATAACAGCACTGATACTTGCTATCATTGATTTAGCTCTTAAGAGTTCAGAACAAATTCCAAGGCGCCATGTAGGTTCGATTGTTGCTATTGTGATATGTGTTCTTTCTGCTTTAGGATTGATTTTTGTAGACCATTCAAGTACTGATACCGCTAAAAGTGACAAGAAGTCCAATAATCAAATTGAGAGTGAAATAGAAGCCGAGACAGAGGGTAATTCCTCGCAAGATTATCAAAGGATTGAAGCTCGTGTCGGAGAGGGAATAACTTATCAAGACAACATAAATGTAGCTTTAACTGATTTTTATGAAAATACGAATTATGATTACGAAAAGCCTAAAAGCGGATATAAATATGTTACTTTTAGCTTTCAAGTGGTAAATAATAGTGATGAAACATTTAGTTTTTCTTATACTAATGCAACTGGATATGCTGATAACGTGCAAGTCGAAAACAAGCTTTATTTGACTGACAGCTCTTCGATTTTAGAGCTTTCACCGGGCAGAACCGGAAATGTCGATATATCGTTTGAAGTTCCAACAAACGCGCAAAGTATTGAAATGGATTACAATTTCAATCCATTTGCAGATGATGTTGGAGTATTTATAGGGCAATAATCAGAGAGGGCTTATGCCCTCTCTTTTTATGTGCAAAATCCTATTTGTGATAGTCTGCTAAACCAGAGTTTAGATAATACAAAGAAGAGCTTGAATTCCAAGTCTGAAGCTAATCATACCCATAACAATAGGCACTATGTGGCGCATTTGAAGGCGGCTCTCAACGCTTTATGTTCCAATACATTTATTTATATGATGTACACTACATAATAAATAACCCCGACATTTTGTGTACTGCTATTATTATTCCAAAGAAGTACAGTAAAATCTTTATTGACATTTCTTCCAATTGATATGCCCTTGCCGCCAGCATAAATTATAGGAATCTGCGTAATAATCTCTGCATCGCTTGGCAAAGAAAATGAAAAAGAGTATTCTCTATCGGAATTTCCAGTAACTGTTATTAATTCAGTCTTACGCGAGACAACAATATGATTTTTTACTAATGCATTAAGCTTAGTATTAATCTCGCTCTCAGTATAGTATCTATCATCATGGGTGTGAGGTTTCGGAGTTCTGGCATCCGACAGTCGGCTATCAGTGGTATTTACCTTAAAACTTAAACTCTGGTTTAATTCATCATATTTGTCCTTTAAAATCTTGCCTTGACTCGCGTCTAATGCACTGCCAGTGGTAGTAGTCGTGAGATTGTTCGCTAAATCTTTAAAAGCAAAGCTTTTCAAATCAGCGAACCACTTCTTAATTTTCCTGAAGCCGGTCGACACTTTTTCGCCAGAAACAAGATTTGCTCTAGTTGTTGCATCGGCAAAAGTAACTGTTGTATCGCTTATATTTCCATCTTCTGCAACCGCTCCGATATTGGTAGGGGTTATGTTTACATTTCCTCTGCGATAATAAGCTTCTTTTGCGCCTTTTACTCCTGTTACCGGTGTGCCGGCAAGCACATCCCAATATCTGTCGATTGTCAGATATACATTACTGCCGGCGGGGATTATATTACCAGCCCCCTCTTTAAAATCTGTGGTCGTAGTAAATTGGCCTGTTATATTATACATATCACCAGAATTAGCATCCGCTGTGCTCGGCAAGTCGGCAAAGTTGATTGTTCCAAGAGGTCTTAATGCTCCGCTAAGGCTCTCAGATATTTCTTTGGCTTGCTCTGCGTATTTTTGTGCTTCCGACTCGCTCTTTGCAGAGTTAGTCTCGCTTGTCTTAGCATTAGTTTCAGAAGCCTTGGCTTTTGTTTCGCTCGCCTTAGCATTGCTTGCAGAAGTTGACGCGCTGGTAGCAGAAGCCTTGGCATTAGTTTCACTGTTTTTTGCGTTGGCTGCGCTTGTAGACGCATTAATCTCTGATTTCTTAGCATTAGTTTCACTAGTCTTAGAATTTGTTTCGCTCGCCTTAGCATTGCTTGCAGAAGTTGACGCGCTGGTAGCAGAAGCCTTGGCATTAGTTTCACTGTTTTTTGCGTTGGCTGCGCTTGTAGACGCATTAATCTCTGATTTCTTAGCATTAGTTTCACTAGTCTTAGAATTTGTTTCGCTCGCCTTAGCGTTACTCGCAGAGACAGCTGATTCTTGAGCTTTGCTTGTGGCAAGTTCTGCTGATTCTTGAGCCTTTTCTACCGATTCTGCCATGCCGTCAAGATAGTTCTGAATAAGTCTTTGAATTTCAGTGTTAAAATCCTCAACGGTTCCCATCCGCTTAACTATTCCGGGCGCGAAGCACATCCATATTTGCTGTTTTTTCGTGTCGGAGTCGGTCGATACCGCCCATTCTCCAGCTTTCATTTTTAAGGGGTCAAACTCCGCGTATGCCCCTCGTCTCATTTGAATTGCCATAAATTACGCCTCGCTTTCATCAATTATCTCCATTTGCCTAAAACGTGAAGTTGTAAATACAATTGTTTGTTTGTTTCTGCAGCAGCCGAGTTTATACAAAACCCCAACTCATTACTGCTCCATCTTGTAAAAAAAATAGAATACAACCCGCCGGCGCTACAAAACACAGTACCTGTAGTATGTAAGATACTTTTTATTCCGTCTGGCATATATACGCTTCCATAAGTATAATACAGACTACCATATTTAGAGCCAAACGAGACAGTCGCGGGAAAACTTCCCCACATTTCTATATATCCATCTGTCCACTGTCTCCAATACCAGCCGTTTTCATTGGTAAATGTTTTTGAGCCAAAAACAGTTTCAACCCCATTAAGAGTCAAATTGTTTGCGGTAATGTCAACGTTAGTTCCACTTACATTAACCGTTTCACCGTTTATGCTTGCAAAGCCACCGCCACAGCCCATACCGCTAGTATGTCCTCCAACGTTTGAAAAAAGGTTTGCTCCCTCTGGATTTACTGTAAGATTATTATCAATATCATTTCCACTGTAATTTCCGCTTATTTTTGTCCCTGTTTCCGCGTCTTGCGCCCAAAAACTTTGATTGAGTCCTGTGGACGGATTAACAACATCGACATTGAAAGCTTTTGTAAATTCGCCGTATGCCCCTACAATTTTTGGGGAAATAACATACTCTTTTCCTATTTGCGTGTAGCCAATATTGTCTTTTAATTCGTTTAGCTTATCGTTTGTTGCAAAATCGGGTTGGTCTGAGATATTGTTCCACGAAATACTTACTCCGTCAGCAAGCGTAATGCCCTTGTTATCAAGTGTAATCAGAATTTTTCCGTTTGCGTCTTTGACATACTGCTTGCCGTTTGTGTTATTCTCGCCGCCTAAAGTGAGTGTTCCGCCATGCGCCCAATCAAAATTAATGCCGATAGCCGACATAATATTGAAAATAGCATTTCCGTCTTTATCAATTCCGGCTTTCCACGTCTTGCCGTAATCATTTGATACAGCCATGCCATTAGCTGCCATTTTCCACTGTATGTTGCTTGAATTAAGGTCGGCTTTGTTGTGCATGATGTAAATAATCGAGCCGTCCTCTTGTACCTGTTCAGTCTTAAAAAGTCCGAGTGATTGAGACATTAGCTGTGTCAGCAATTGCATTTGCTTATCATATACACTTAGTTTTGCCTGTGCAACTTTCCTAGCCTGTACGATAGCCTTTGTCTCATTGCTAAATTTATCAGCACTATTTCTTGAAGCATTTTCAGCATCGCATGAAATTTTCGTGCCACTTCCAACTGTAAATGTTCGGTTGGAAATAAAACAGCTATAGGTATTCTGCTTGCGGTCCGTCACAAGTGCTACATCTCCGCTCTCAATCAGTGGGTTTGACAAGAGTGTAGCGTCAAGAGGTCTGAACCTCATACCACCGATTTTTTTGAAGATATAGTTTGCAACTGTCTGTGCCTTTTCTGCCGAAATAAACGGATTATCAGAGATTGAGACTACATATCCCTCTTTCCCGGCAAGTGCATTAACATCTTTTGCCTTGTCCTCTTTTGAGGTTACAGTTACCTTTACCCCGGTGATAACAACATCATCAGTCGCAACGTTCAAGTCTTTTTGCGTGTAAATATTGTGGTAATTTCTCGCCTCCGTGAATGTTCCACCATCAGCACTATCTCCACTTGAATAGTCGGTGAACTTTCCACCATCAACGCTGTCTCCGTCAGAGTATGGTGTAGTTTTTGTGCTAAAAGTTCCGCCATTGTAATTTTGGCTCCCAAACTGGCTCATATCATACCACTCGATAAGCAATTCGCCATCGTGACCGCATTTGCCCCATAATCCGCTTAACTGCAAAATGTAAGCTATAGCCTGTCCATATGTGAGCTTTTGATTATCACTCGGTATCTCGTTAATCACGTAATCAGAGTTATCAAATCTTGCCATAGTAAAAGGTACATCACACTTAATACAAGCGTCTCTGACTACCTCATACGCTGTCGTAGGGTAGCTTAAATTGCTGTCATACTCACGATTGAAATTATTAATATTGTCAAGGCAAGTAAGTGTTATGAGTGAGCCGTCATAGCTTGTCTCGCTGACTCTATACTCACCGATTTTTAGTTTTTCGGTTGTGCCGTCAGAAAAACTTTTTGAAACATATGCTGTTACGCTTGCCTTGTCAAAATCATACTTGCTGTAATCCTCGTAAATGTTATTCAGCTTAATTTTCAGTTTTCCGGCAATCAAAGCCCCGATTGTGAAAGTACCATTGCTTGATGTTGAGTCATTAACTTCGAAGCCATTCGCCCACAGCTCACTATCACTAATAGGGATTTTTTCACCGCTTGCCGTAACTATGTCAGTGAAGCAATTTACATTTATATCATTGTCGAGCATTACTGCTCTTTGCCATTTAGCCGATACGTTAAGCATTAAATCACCGCCTTATACTTCTATGAGGTCGAAACTCAATGTCTCATACCTCTTATTGTTGATAGTCCATATCTTGATAGGTGCGCTTCTATCACCTACATAGAATGTACGTGTTTCATCAGTGCCACTCATAGCGTCAGGATATGTCACTCTGATATATTCGGGGTTTACCATTTGAAGTATCTTTGCTGTCCTAGCCGTGTCTGTACCGCTCCATGACAATTTAAGTTGTCGTTTCTGTGCTATTCTGTTTTTATGCATTTGAGCGTCCTGTGTACGTCCGCTATCGCTTGCAGACACATCAATTAAGCCCCATTCAAAGCTTGACGGAGTAGGTAATTCCACTCCGTCTACTAACATCATTGCCATACTGTTACCTCGTAAAAAGACACCCACGCAAGGGTGAGTGTCTTAGCCAAATTCATTTGCTACAATGTATCGCTGTCCGTGCTTTGCTTTTCCTACCTGCGTCATGCGATAGAGTGTTTCGCTGTCACACTTGAATACATTTTCGATGATAGGTGCAGAATTTCCGCCGGTATTAGAGTTCATCATTACTTGCGCCATGCCCTCCATGACAGCTTGTTTAATTCCCTCTGTAATTTGTTGGTTATTTGCTACCACGTTTTTGCCGTTTGAGAATTTACCTATCATCTCATTATGGTTTGCTAAAAACATTCCATCCTCGCCCTTTGGGAAACCGCCTTGGCGATAATACCTAATAGATATTTTCGGCAAACTGAATTTTCCAAAATCTTCCCAACTTACTGACAAGTGAGGGATTTTAATTTTTGCTGTTATGCTCGGTAAACTAATTCCTCGCCAAACACTAGGCAGATTATTCATCTTCCTTTCTGTTCCACTCATGGAATTGTTTGTGTTTGCGAGTGACCTGCTGGCTTTAGCTGCAAAATCTGAAAATGAGCTTTTAGCGCCATTTGTGCTCGAGTTTGCCTTGTCTTGCATTTCCCCCATTTTTGCCTTGTTGCCATTAATAGAGTTGTTTATTGAGGCAAGGAATCCCAAAAGTCCGTTTTTAAGCCTTGAGAAAGCACTTTGAGAATTTGTCGAGCTTGTACTTGACTTATTCTCCATCTCTCCCATTTTGCCTTTAGTTCCGTCTATGCCGGAATTTATATTGCTAAATGCTTGTCCTAGTGCGTTTGCAAGTCCGTTAAACACACCTTTTGAATTGGTCGTGCTTGTGCTTGACTTGCTTTCAAGTTCTCCCATTTTATTTTTGGTGCCGTCTATTGCCGAATTTGTACCGCTTAGAGAGCTTTTAACACTATCACTTGCGGTTTTGTGAGACGAACTAATGTCGCTTGTATCGTCTTTTGTCTTTTTTCTGTATTCGTCAAGTTTGCGTCCGGCTCCCGAAATATGTTCACTCGTTTTTCCTACGCTTTTTCCGACACCATTCTGCATATCTTGTACGGCTTGGTCTACTTCTTCTCCGTATTTTTTGACATCATCTTTCGTTACCTTTGCGCTTTCACTTATAAGTGGCAATTCTACAAAAGGCAGTTTATTTAACTTTGTAATAATTCCGTTTATGAAGTCTACTAGCCAGTTATTTACATCTGTTACAAGGTTTCCACCAAACTTTGCCAAATCTCCCGAAATATATGTTAATAAATCGGTCCACCAACTTGTGTCGCTTAGGTTTTTGAAAATGTCACCCCAGGTAACATCTGTTCCGGCTATCCAATTTCCCACTGCCAAGCCTATGTTTGCGGCGGCAAGCACTATGGCTACAGAAATGGATATTTGCCATGAAGCACCGAGTAGCTTAGCTCCAAGTCCTGCCATTAAAGGTGAAACAATGGAATTAACATCAGTTCCTTTTGAGTCAAAAAACAGTGAAACACCATCTGCCGCAAGGACTAATCCGACTTTTGCAGAAACGCTTGATAATTTCGATGATAATAACGCGCCAACTTTTCCGTCTATTCCTGTTAATTTTGCAAGAGCAAAACCGGCTACGATTGTTGCACTTAAAGGGTCCTCTTTGAACCAGTTTGCGAGTCCTGTTATAATGCCCTCTGCTAATCCATTGACAAGCTCGTGAACATCTTGAAAAACTCCTATCCAGTCAATATTGGCAAAAAACGTACCTATTTGAGTACCAATTTCAGCCCAATTTGTGTTCTCTACTGCTGCTGTTAGAGTTGAGAGTATTCCTTTAGCCCATGCCGATATAGTCTGCCCCAATAACGCAAAATCAAAATTCTCAAAAAATCCATTAATGCCGTTAGCAATCGACAAGCCAAAATTAGTCCAGTCGAATGTTGTACCGAATGAATCGAGAAAATGCAAAGCTGTATTCAGTGAACCGGCTATTGTTGCGCCTAGGTCATAAAAGAGTCTTGGGCTGATTAAACCATTAAGAAAGTCTGCAAGTCCTTTTCCGAAGTTGTCAGCTTTCTGATAAATCTTCTTCCAATCAATACTCTCCATAGCACTCGCAAGAGCGTCACCGATGTACTTTCCGAGTGAGTATAAATCCTTGATTGATGATTTGTATTTTTCGAGCAATCCATCGGTCTTTTTCAGCGAGCTATCAACACCACCTCCAGCTCCACCGCCACCGGAACCGCCACTGCCCGAACCGCCACCACTGCCACTATCGCTGTTATCGTCAAGTGCGTGTATCTCATCTATGCTAAGCAGTGTCTTTTTCAGTTTTTGAGCTTTCTTATTCGACTTATCGGCACTATCACCAATGTCTCCAACTCCGCCAGCTATGTCCTCCATGCCATCAACAGTAGCACCGCCACCGCTTATCTCGATAGTCCAACCGAAGATTGCTCCGAGTGCGTCAGCTACAGTTCTTGTGAAACTGATAACCTTGAGCATTACTTTACTTAAGGCTTGAACAAATGGCTTTAAAGCATTGATTATTACGCTACCTATGATACTGCCCCATGCTTGGAACTCTTGCTTAAGGACTCTTACACTATTCGCCCATGTCAATTTGTTATCGTAAAGGCTTTTTATCCTCTACTTCTTATAGTTTCCTATAAGTTCAGCGTACATTTTCAACCACAAAAATAAGACGCATTTCTACGTCTTATGGTTGTCGAGCACTCTTGGGAAGATTATATTTATTCACTTCCTACGCGTTACAGTGTCAATCAGCCTTTCGCCATCTGATTGATTACCTCGGTATTAACTTATTGACTTTATATATTCTTCATATCGCATCCATTTATAACCATATGCTGTTCTGCTCATGTCATCAAGAACCTTTTGAATATTTTTATAGGATTTCCCTATATACCTTCCGGCATCAGAAATCTTATCAAAAACATTTAAAAGTTCTCCTGTTGTTTTATCTAACTGAACAATCTTTATTCCTTTTCCGCATTTTTTATAAATAGATAAATCTTTTATTGGATAATTATTTTTATAAACAAAGATATGATTATTTGTAGTTTTTGACATTCCTGTCAAGTTTGCAGATATATTAGGCCTTCTAAATCCTGTCTGCTCAGCCGCAGCTGCAACACTTTCATATTCTGCAATAAAATTCCCATCAAGGTCGCACATTACAATTTTTTTTGCGCATTTAGAAATTGGCTTTCTATACTTTTTGGCACCATTTTTAATATAATCATCTTCATACATAAATATATGATTAAATGATGTCCTTGTATTTGATTTCAAGCTTTCTCTTATGCTTCCAATATCGTAACCGTCTTTTACTGCTTGAGAAAAATATTCATATTTTTTTTCAAATTTTCCATCTAACGACAAACATACAATAGGTCTTGTTTTTGGCATTCCTCCATTAGCCCATGCCATATTATAACCTTTTGGAGTTATTGTATTAAGCATAGAAATATACTTTGCTTCTAAAACGACAGCATCTTCTTTCGCTAAGCACGTTTCAAGGATTCTCCAAGAAAAGTTTGTAATGCCATCTTTATTAAGTGCTTTGTGAAATTCATTATCACGCTTACTTGCTGTCAAAATATGTTGTCTTATTCTTTGACCTATGTTATTTGTACATCCGATATATAATTTTCCATTTAAAAGATTTTTTGCTTCGTAGATATAATAAGTATTCATAAAATCTCCTTTCTATGTACTTATTATATCATATTAAAAATAAAAGTCAACTTAGCATTCACCGACTTTGCTCGATTTTTCATCAGCATATTACTATGCTGCGCGACACATGAAACTAAAGTTTCGTTTATCGGAAGTTTTGGCGAAATCACCCATCGCGGCTTTGCTGTTTGCTATGACATAATTATATCTTAGCAATACCTTTTCAGCTTGTGTCATGGATTTGATATTTGAGTCAAGTCCGTTTTTCATAGCCCACTCTGAAAGTGTGGCTTGTGTTAAATCAAGTCCGTATCTCCTTAATGGTGCAATTGTTCCTGTGAAAATGGATTGTAAGCTCTTTGCAACATCAGCTTGGTCTACATCGTAGAATGAAGCCATATCACCAGCTAGCCTTGTAAGATTAAGCGACATATCAGCCATACTGTCTGTAGTCTTGTATAGCGTGTTATTTTGGCTCATAAGAGCTTTATTTGCCACTGCCGTACCATTTGCCACTTGTTCTGACGAAATGCCTATAGAAGTACCTAACGCTTGGAAACGGCTTGATATTTGCTTAACTGTTAGCTCCGACATTCCAAAATCTTGAATTGATGTTTTTGTAAAATCATCAACCTTGCTTGCCATATCGCCAAACGTGGTATCTACTACGTTTTGAACCTCTGTTAATTGGCTCGCTAAATCAACTGCACCGCCTATTTTCCCGACAGCTCGCATGACCAACCAATAAGTTGCGTAAAACTTACCGATAGTTGAAGCTAAGCCCCTGAATCCACTCCTTGTACTCTTAATTGACTTACTCGTGTTTGAAAAGCCTGTTACAAGTGACCTACTAGCCGAACCGACTTTCGAGCCTTGCTGTGACAGATTAGCAAGTGCATTAGTCATTTGAATAATGTTATTGCTGACTCTCGGTGCGTTAGATAATGTTGTCATTACCTCTTTCAAGGCACTGCCAAGGTTTCTGATGTTATCCGCAGCATATCCGGCTGATTTTGAACCGAGCTTTGAGATTGAAGCTGTTAGCTGTGTAATCTCTGCTGATTGCTTTGAGATACTCGCAAAGCCCGACAGTTCTGTTGCCATGCTCTTCAAAGCACTTGCCGAGCTGACAAGTCTTGCAGTATCAAGGTTGCCGAGCTTCTCCATGTTAGTTGCAATCTTGCTAAAGGTACGTGTGTCAATACTGCTCACACTTCTAAGTGATGTTGCAAGTTGTGACATTCCGCTCGCAAAATTGCTTATGCTTGCACCATTGAGGGAATTGAGAGTATCTCCAAGTCCTTGCAACTTAGCTTGTAAGTTGCCTATGGCTCTAGTCGCTTGCTGTGCGTCCGACTTGATTTGAAGCTCAATGCTCTCTGCCATTTTCTCACCTCCCTGTAATAAAAAAGAGCTACCCTAAAGTAGCTCTCATGTATTTAGTCTTTGAGCAGATAGTATGTTGTAATCAATCCAACATAGCCATCTTGCTTAAGACCTCTATTCTTCTGAAATACTTTGACACATTTAGTGAGATAATCACTCCACTCCTTGTAATCAGTATCAAGTTTGTAAAAATGATACTTGTCGTGCAGAGTCTTTCTCAACCACTTAATAGCTGTCGGGCAGTTATGCTTCTGTCCACTCCACAAATTGTGATTTTTAGCAAATCTCTGTGAGTTAGCTCCAAACTTGCCATCTTCCTTAAGCTCGTCTGTGTCAAATCCGATGTTCATAGCATGTTGCCATTTTCTTACATCATCATTATCGAGGTAATACTCCTCATTGCCTTTCCAAGCGTTATCCTTTGCCGGAGTTGCTATTGGTGTCGGAGTTGCTGTTGGTGCCGGATTATTCTCTATTCCATCACCCTTGCCAAGCTCAACATAGAGTAAGTTAGCGTCAGTACTGTTATTCAGACCGCTACAAGTAAATGCACTTGAATACTGCCAGCCATACAGAGAATGTTGAATAACAGGCTTCTTTGCGCTATTAGGCTCATCACCAATAGACATTCCCTTAGTTGATGGATAGCGTGCAATCCAAAATGGACAATTAATCTGATTTGCGTATGGTGCAATATACTGATTGTAAAAGCTAAGCCCTGTGTATACACCAAAGTTAAGCCCGGCGCTCTTGATAACACTCTGATATGTGTTGATAATATCAATAAGCGTCTGTCCGAGTCCTTGCTGGCACTTATCTTCAACATCTAACCAAACGAAAGTTTTTCTTCCGTTAAGTACCTCAATCACTCTCTGCGCGTCTGTCTTTGCCTTTTCTACTGTTGTGGCGTATGAGTAGTTATAAACACCTTGTATCGGCATTCCTGCATCAGTACAGCCTTTCCAGTTTTGCTCAAAGGTTTTATCCGGGTTCAAGTTCTTTCTGATGATTTTCAAGATTGCAAATTGCACCCCAGCCCACTTAACCTTACTCCAATCAATATTTCCTTGATATGACGATACGTCAATTCCTTTATATGCCATATTTTCACCTCATTAATCAGGACTTTCAGGTAATCCTGACTGTCTTAATGCGTTAATTCGTTGCTTCATTTCATAAACGGCAATTTCCTCATTAGACTCTTTGTATTTAGGCTCGTTATCTTCTGAGTATTGCTCATTTAATGATTTCTCAATGTATTTTGCTCTTGCTTTGTTGCCATTCAAAGCTCTGTCAATCGCTGTAAGCGTTGCGCTTATTCCGTATGTGCCCCACCAAGCCCACATGTTGGAGTCGGCTTCTTTTTGCTCAAGCATATAAGCCTTTGAATAAGGCTCTAAATCAGCCGGACAAGACATGTCTATGTCCTCAACGCTAAATCCATAGCCTTTAGTCACTAAAAGCCAATATGGGCGGATTTCCTCGCAGTAAACTTCCCATGTAAGCTCTTTTACTTCTTGATTGGTTTCTTCTTGGCTGTCTGTTCCTCTTTCGCCAACAGCTTCGATAAAAAACTGTTCTTCTCCAGCTCTGCCGTCAAATCATCGTAGAGCGACATTATATCTTTGCCCTCTTCATTCTCAGGGTCAAGGTAATCGTCAAGTAAATCATACATCTTTACCAATTGCTTCTCTTTCGCTTCTTTATCGTCAAAATCAAAGCCAAATTCGTCAGCGTGAAACTTTTGCAAGCCCACGAGCAAAAACTCCGGTAAAAAGCCGAGCATGTTGTCAATCGCTTCAAGCTCATCTCCCTGTTGTCCCATTCCTACAACTCTTGGGATAATTCTATTTTGATATACCGGTGCATATCCGAATTTAACTGTGTATTCTTTTCCGTTTAATTTAATTTTCATTTTATCTTTCCCTTTCTCCCTAATTTATATAGGGAAAGAGGCAGTATAAAACTGCCTCCATTACCTTACTATATTGTTTCTTCAAGTTCGCTGTCAGCCGTGCTATCATCATAGCCAACCGCTACGGCTTTTTTCGATTGGCTCATGATTTTTTTGTGAGTGTGATTTCTGCTGGATAGCCTTGGTCATCCTCTGTGACCGCAACATCGTAGTTATCCTCAATCCACTTAGGTACTGTCTGTACTGATACAGTCGCAGTTCCTGTTAAGTGGTCATCAGAAGCCTCGCCTGGGGCGAATGACTCCTGACCGATAAAAGCACAGATACCTTCTGAACCTTTTCCGTCTGTACCATAGAGAATGATAAAGTCAAGTTTCTTACCCTCATTGGTTACCATCTCGTCTTTGTACTTCTTCTCAAAAGCTCCCTCAACTTCCATAGAACCGGCTGAACGTCTGCCCATTTCCTGTGTCTCTACTAAATCCTCAAGAGTTGAAGTATCTACCATGTTCTGTGAGCCGAATGGTGAGGGAATTGATTTTGCTCTAAGTAAGAGCTTGTAAGTTCCAGCCCAGTAATCGCCACTTGTGGCGGATGCGGTTGGTGTCTTGTAAGCAATTCTACTTTTTAAACCTGTTGCCATTTTTATTACCTCCTAATTTTTCATAAAAAAATAAGAGCCAAAAGGCTCTTATAATCTATCGTTCCAGTCGAATGACCGCCTAGCACGTAATGTTGCTGTCCATATTTTGCCGTTTTTTCTAGCGAATGGGATTGTTGTCAGCTTGAATGACATAGCTTTGTATTCATTAGCCACTGTCTGTGCCACATTCAAGGCTTCTGAACGGCTTTTATTCGTTGTAACAATTACTTGTGCCGTAAATAACACTGTATTTATTCTTTCACACTCTAAATCCTCATTCTGTTCAATAGGTTCGAGTGCTTGAACTAGCACCGTTGGGAAGCTAGCCGTTGCACTGTCCGACTGTTCCTCTTGTGTGAATTTTAGCTTGGGATATTTAGTTTTCAATTTTTTCTCACATCGGGTTTTTACAATTGCATATGTGAGGCTTTCAAGGTCGTAGACCCATTGATTTTGACTCGCCACTTTATCACCTCAACTAAAATTTTTCCGTGCCGTTTTCATGATTTCATTTTCCATTTTTAAAAATGCGTGATACATCGGCATTGTAGGTGTAATGCCGTATGAATGGTGTAATTCTCCGCTTTCGTCTCTCCAATACCAACCCTCACTGTCAAATGCGTGTGTCTGCCCCGGAAAAGTTCCCTGACCGCCTCTCGCATCATTGAAGTGCGGCTTAGCTCTCCAGCCTGAGCCGTATTCGGCCATAAGCAAAGGCGATACATCAACTGTCTTAAGCCCATCTGCCGTCTGCCATGTGCTTTGTATCTGCCCTGTTTCCGTGGCAAGTACAATAGCTGTACAGCCGTCCGTTGTATCTTTAATTTCGTAACTAAATGTAATATAGTGCCCGAAATTGCCTGTATTTGCTTGTGCTACGGCTATGCCGTTACTAGCAAGCTCACCAACAAACGCTATGCACTTGTCTTGTAAGCGGTCTTTATATTTTTCAAGCTTGTCTATCGCATCTTGTATAGATTTTTCTGTCAGGGAAACGTCAATCTTCATAATTACACTTCTTTCACGACTGCTTTGAGCATGTATTTAACTGAATAGAGAGAGGGTTTTACTCCCACTATTGTAAAGTCTGCGGAAGTTGAATCAACTAATCCGTTTTCGTCCTTTGTAGGCTCGCTATCAAGCCAAATAATGTCACCTTTTTTAAAAGGGTATTCTCCTCTGTCTGTCAGCAAAACAGCATCAAAATCAGCCGTATTAAAGCCATATTCCTTGTTCTGTGCTTCTCCTCCGTCAAACGATATATTCGCCCGAAAATCAATTGGCTCCGAAAAGCCTGTTTCTTCATGCGTGTAGTATATCTTCTCTCCGTCCTCTGTTTCGTAAAACTTTGGATTTCCGTCATCGTCTTTGTCATATACTGTGACAGTTTGACCTTGAAGCGCGTACTTCATGGCTTGCTTATTGATGTCAAGCATTTTTCTTTACCTGCTTATAAATCTGATTAACACCGGTACTTGCCATGCCCGACACAATGCCAACGGCTATTGCATCAAGAATGTTGTTTGCCGGATAACCGGGAATTACAAACATTCCAACAATACCGAGTACTCCACCGGCTACACCTACGATAATAGGAATAATATTATCTTTAACCTGTGGTATCTGCTTTGAAGCATATCCGATTAAATAAGTAATTACCATAATAGCAACTACTGTAGGTACTTGTGTAAAGTCCATCAGTTTTTCCCTCCTTTGCCTAAATGGATTTCCTCAATCTCATTTTTCATTTTTGTTACCCCGCCATCACCTCCGAGCGTGTGGTATGCGTCATACATCTCGCAAAAATTCTGATACGCATATAATGGGATTTCACCAAGCTCCATGTACTTATCATGGTATTCGATAAGCTGTACTCGTAAAAGTAACATTGTACCTTTTCCGTTCGCTTGTCGTAGCTTCTTTTCCTCTTCAATGCGCTCGTTTCTTTCTTTTGTGTCTATCGCTTTTTGCTTTTTCTGCTCTTGTAAAAGCCAAACGATATAACCCAAAAGCGCTGTTAGAACAATCGGTAAGGCAATAATGTATGTCTGATAGATTAAATTATTCATCTTACAGCCTTTCATCTTTGGTAATTGGCACACCGCCCACCACCACTTAATGTGTACCGCCTGCTACCATGTTACCGACATCAGTAAAATGGTAACGCACAATCTTCTTTTGCTTATAGCACTTTGACAAAAGGAAATACTCCGACAAACAGCTTATCTCTGTCTTTCCATGTACGGCTCACTCCACCCTCACTCAATGCGCTCATGTAGTTCTCACCGGCTTGTGAATGGTCGTATACAGCAAGATTGATAATGACATTTTCAAACTGCTTTAAATCGGCAGTTATATCATCATCAGTGAAAGTGTCTGGATAACACCTTTTTGCCTTTACATCTTCCGTGGCTTGCTTAATGAGCTGTTCAATGAGTGGGTTATCTTCCTTTTTATCGAATACAACCACATCAGATGTTGTTTCATCATCATTCGTGACTGTATCAATATGAAATTGTTTAAGTCTGATTTTGACTTGCTCTAATGTGGTGTATTCCATGCCAAGCTCCTTATAATCCAAATTTTTCAATTAACATTTTCTTCAAGTCGCTGCCATTTATTTCTGTGGCATTTTCGATACCATTTTCACTCGCAAGCTTCTTTAGGTCGGCTGTTGACATTCTGTTAATTTCCGTCTTTGTGTATGGTGTTTCAGGTGGGTTCATAAAATCAGAAGGTACCGAATTGCTATTGCTTTCCGGTACCTCGTCTCCGACTTTATACCACACTCCATCATGCTTTATAGAGTGCGTTGCTATCATAAGCCTTAATCCTCCTTAACTTTGAGAACCATAACGCTATCCATACCCTCGAATGTAGGTAATCCAATCATAGATACGATACAGTGAGTATTGATAGGATGATTTGTAGCATATGTGTATACAGATACACCTGTCTCAACAAGTGAGAGGTTTCCGTCTGTGATACTTCCGCTTCTTTCCTCCGGAGTCTTACCGAATGTGTAATCTCCAAGGAATACTCCGGCAGACTGCGCAGATACAATGCCTGTTGGCACAAAGTATTGTGTCTGTCCTGACTCGTCAACATAGAGCTTATCGTATACTTCAATCTCGATACCATATCCTCTAAGGTATTCAGTAACCTGTCCTTGCTGTAATCTGATACCGCCATTGTAAGCAGTGATACCGAGCACCTGTTTCTTTGTATCTTCTGCTCCGAGAACCATTTCCCAAGTCTCTGTATTCATGGTGAAACGTGTAAGTGAGTAGCCTGTAGCCTTTGAGAAATCTCTCTTGGTCTTAATAAGATCGTCAAGTGGTGTGGCTGTATCCGACTTGTCCCATGCGCTTGTGCCTGTAAAAGTCTTGTAATGCTTTGCCGTATGCTCTGATTTCTCATCATCTGCAAGATAGTCAATGTAAAAAGGTTTGTCACCAATAGTTACTTTTACTCTTGGTACACCATCTGTAGGTGCAAGTAACTGCCAAATCTGTCTCTCCGGTACAACTAATGCGCCCTCGATAAGGTTCATTGGTTTCTTTGAGATTTCACGTAATACGTTATTGGCAAGGCTAGAGTTTTCAGAAGTTCTGTAATTGTCGTACTCCTGTTCCTCTTTCTCTGTTACCATATAAGACTCACGATAAAATGGCATTGAGTTCTGAATGTCAGAGAAACCTCCAACATCTCTTAGCTCTGCCTGTGCGTCAAAGTTTGAAGCTTTGAGTGACACCGGCAGTCCGTTCTTGCCCTTGATAAATCTAAGGTCGAGTGAATCCTGTTTACGTGTTCCGAATTTTTGTCTGCCAAGATAAGGGGCAGTTCCTAATGTCTTCTGATAATTGTTCCACATTACACCGAGGCTTCTCGCTGTAAATGCTTCTGCTAATGGTAATGCCATGTTCTTCTACCTCCTTTAAACCTGACTTGCTACAATCTTTGGTGCACCATAGAAAGTAACTCTAGGTGTTGCAGTTCTAGCTTCATCTGCGATTGAAAGCGACTTAACTTTCTCCCAATCAATAGTTCCCTGATATACATATGTTCCAGGCGCATCACCCATTGTTACATCTACATCGTGTAACAGATAGCCCTTGCACTCTGCATCATTGCTTGGGAATGGTGTACCGGCCGGTACAATCTTCATTCCGTTTCCATCTGCGCTTGTTACCATAGTCTGTGGTACAAGGCACGCTGCACCCTCATAAGGGAAAAATTTTAAAATTCCTTTACCCTGTGTAAAGTCTCTTACGATTGGCTTTCCCATCGTTCTACCTCCTGTTTTAAATTACATAGCTGTTCTGACTTTCAGCGCTTGCAACTGTGCCGAATGAGATTTGTTCTGCATTGGCTACATCTGCCGGCTTTGAGTCGGGTTCATTATTGTTACCGCCATTGCTTGGATTTGGAGTGTTGTTGAGTGCATTTTTCTCATACTCTGCTATCGCATTGGCTTCTTTGTCGGACATAATTTTTCCAAGAACTGCCGTGTCAAAAGAGCCGTCCTCTTTTACTACTGTCTTTGCTTGTTCGGCAGTAATGCAAAAATCAGACATTGCACTCTCTCGTAAATCTCTGACAGCATTATCTTTCTGTAGCTTGGCTATCTGCTGATTGGCTGTATCTAAGGCTTTATTTGCCTTTTCAAGTTCTGTCATGTTGCCAGCCTGTAGCTCGTCAAGCTGCGTCTGTAGCTCGTCAGCTTTGTCGGCTTTAGCTTTATACTGATTGGCTTTCTCTTTCTCTCTTGCCATTTCCTCACCGCTCTTGTTAAGCAGATTTGTTATCTGCTCATCCGTTGCGTCCGGGAAAAGCTTCAAAACATCATTTCTTGTCATTTCAATTACCTCCGTAACTCACGCTTTTGTTATCGCGGGTCGCTCCCGCCGAGTTTTTCTGTTGTTTAACGCACAACTGCAAATTTTGTATAATAAAAAGCAACCTATAAGTTTTCCTTACAAGTTGCTCATTATTTGTAATATTTAACACTGCATCTACACCCTGCTATTTCTTTTACTTGTGCCCCTAAAGAATGGTCTTTTGGAAACATCATCAGTGAATTTCCAACCTCAAACGGCTCAAAAATATCAATTCTCTTTCTGTCAACTTCTGCATGTGTAGGTCTGACATGTGAATCTTCTTTCGAGCGCCACTCTTTTGTTTTGTAGCCCTGTTTTACCATTTCAGTTTGTAGTCTGTAATTGCCAACTGTATTAGCTTCATTCGCAGCTACATTTTTTGCTCTTTTCTGTGAAGTAAAATACTCTACTTCGGTATTTTGTGTGGTAGCGTCAACTACCTCATTCACAATGTACCGGGCATAATCCGTAATGTATGAGGGTGTTTTCTTTGCCTTACAATACTGTGTGGCAATGCTCTCATATCTGATGATAAATTCTTTAGTGATAGTTGTTATCTCTGTTTCTTCCTTGCCGGATAGCAAGGCAAATAGCATAACAAAGATTTTTTCAAACTTTTCAGCAAGTTTTTTTCTATCTTCCTTTTCCTCGTCAGATAAATCCATCTCACCAAAATATGTGTCGTAATCTATGTCTTGTATTTCATTTTTGTTAAGTGCGTGGATTTCGTCTGCCATATCAAGCTCCAAAATAAATTGACAGCCAATTATTCATCGGCTGTCTTTCCATTGTTCTTATCATCGTTATTACTGTTAGGTGTAGCTGCTGTCGGCTGTTCTTCCGGGAATAACATTTCCATGCGCTTAGCACTTTCAAGAGTGACTTGTTCAGGGTCACTAAACATGTCAATCGTCTTAACAGCCCTCTTGTAATTGATACCGCACCTAAGTAATATTTCAAGCACTTCTGCTTTAACAAGCATGTTGTCTAGCTTGTTGTGATTAATGTGTATCTCAACATCGCTAGGCATAAGCGTAAAGCCCTTATTAATTCTCAGTCTGTTAAGAATAAGCCTAAGTGCCATTCTCTCTGATTTCTTAAGGATAGGCTCATTAATAGCCGTCCTAAGTCCAGCATCGTAATGTCCATTTCTCAATTCTACAGCCGAGCCGGTGTCACCGCCTGTGTTGCCCTGACGATTTGCGAGACCTTGAATACTTAAAAATCTTTCAAAAAGGTCAGTGAATACCACTTGCCCCTCTGTCTGATTAAGCTCGCTCGTCATTACGTCAACATCAGCCTTGTTGTCTGAACCATTGTTAGATTTAACTACCAATGCTCCCTCTTGTCGCATTTTTCTAAATGTATCTATGTCAATCTCGCAATTAACGAATTTCACCCATGCAGACACAAACTGCTCGACACCATTAATTCTGTCTGATGTAAGCACGTTGATAGCATCTGTAATTGCAATAGTCATTTCGATGTCAGATAATCGCCTTGCATTGTTTGGATATTCAATCACCGGAATTGCTCTATTGCCGTTTATTCCACTTGCATAAATCTTGTCGTTGCGAATATCAAACCACTCATTGTCGGTGAACACATAATAAATATCCGCTCCGTTCTCGTCCTCTCCGATTTGACAAGAGAATGCCGGACGTCCGTTTGAGTAGTATGCTACAAACGTATACATTGGATTTTCAGAAGATAAGTAAAAATCGCTCTCATCAAGCAACTGTCCTTGTCCGTCATCATTACCGATGAATCTGTAGCCGGTACCGCATATGCTTCTCCAACGATGTATGTCTATATCGCACTCTTGTTTACTTTCAGAGTCCATCGTAATGTTAAGCTGTGTGATTTCTTCCGACTTATGGTTATCGGTGCCACGCAGCACATATTGGATTGGCTCGGCACACATCTCTGCGGTTTTGCGCTCAACAAGCTCATACGCAAGATTTACAGCAATCTTATTATTTATTTCCGGTCGGTTCACTTTCTGCCGATACAAAATTGGTTGGTCACCACGATAGTATCTGTCAAGATACTCAATCTCAATAGCATTTTGCTCGTGAATCACAAGTGCTTTATTCAGTTCTTCGATTATGTTGTTTTTTGTGATTTGCCTTTTACGTGTGAAAATAACTTGTCTGCCGTAATTATTCTGACAGACAGCCGAAAAAGGTCTTACGTTTTTATGTGCGTACCTATACATCAATAAAACCTCATGCCACTTGCAGAAGTTCTCTGCGGAACCTCTTTTATCTGAAATTCTTGTGTGCCAGCCCAAAACCATATCCATTTACGGCAGTGCGTACATATTACTTTGTGGTGTTTCTTGTCGCTTTTATTTACCCACGTTAATAACTTTCCGCAACGAGGGCACATTACACTTCGTTTTCCTGTTGGTACAATATTCTGATTATTCATGTCACCCTCGATTCACTAAAAATGGCACCCACAATCTGTGAGCGCCATTTCTAAAAGAGATTTTCGCAATGAACGAATTACGATTTTTTCATAGTTATATTATAACTGTCAATTTTTTAAGTGTATATATGCAATGATATGCAAAACTATGCACACTACTGCACATTTTCAAGATATTCTTTTCCGTAAAGCCTTTCAAACTCTTGCAAGGCTCTGCCGTGGATTGTAAATATTTTTCTTATGCTCCAATTTGTAGCCTGGGCGATTTCTTCAAAAGTGTTTTGATTGACATATCTCATTGAGAGTACATGATAATAGTCGGTATTCTCCATACTATCAATTTGACCGATAATATGATTTCTTTTTCTCATAAATTCATCAACAAGTCTGTCTGTATCTTTTTCCAAGTCCACAATTTTAGTTACTGTACTGCCTAATTTATCTTTATCCGATGAAACATCAACAGCTTCTTTATCCGTTGAAACAGTAACGCTACATGCTATTGTCTTAAGCCTGTATATTTCAGACAGCTTGTTTTGTATCATTTTATCTAATCTGCTGATTTGATTTAAGTAAGTTTTTGTATTCATAATTTCGCTCTCCTCATTGCATACTTATAATTAATAAATTCTTCCCAATATATCTTGTCGAACCGAGTGTCTCTAAATCTATTATCAAACTTTCTTTTATCAACTATAAAATCTAAACCCTCTTTTAATCCCAATAGAATATAATCAGGCACAAACGAAGCCGGTATTCTCACAATCTCATAACCATTGTCAATACAGCTCATTATCCTTCTTTCTCTTAAAAAATCTTTATTTTCATCTGTGTGATATATTTCGCCATCAACTTCAACAATCTTCTTTAAATCCGGTATAAAAAAGTCTACTTTGCACTCGCCTATTTTGTAATTCGGATAATATTTAATGTTTTCCTTTTCAAGCTGTATGGCAAAGCAAATTTCATTTACGCTATTAAAAACATAGCCCTCAGACATTATTTTTCGTGCGACCTCGCAAGCTTCTTGTTCATAGTCTAAGTCTTTAATTCTTTTTCGTTTTGCCTTTTTCTCTATTTTTTCTTTTGCTTTATCTACATTTGTAAGCTGTTTTAGCAATTTTATTTTCCTGTCGCATTCCTCACAAACATATTTTTGCTTTTTGTTATTCTCAATAATAGCTCCGCACATAAAACATGTATTTGTCATTAATAAAGCCCTCCTCTGAACGGATTGTGTACTGCTTCAACCTTTGCTATTCTACTGCCTTGCGTCATTCTTAAAGCAAAGTTTGAAAAAACATCAGGAACATCATCAAGCTGTTTTTTGCCTGTTACTGAATATCGTTTCAGCAGTGATACCATTACTCCATACGGCTCGTTAGGTTTATAAAGTGATTGGTCTTTGAAAATAATATGTTGTAAAATCCAGTTAGAACACTGAAAAATACGTGCTTCTTTGTTGGTTTCTGTCGGTACATCAGTGATGTTGCATATCCATCCTTTATTTTCAACTCGCTTATTAACTTCCATAGCCACTCTGTCACCGCCGGCATTACGCTCAAACTCACACTCTTGTACCTGATTATTGACTAATGTGTTTGACGCATTTTCATACTGCATTTCATAGTCTGCCGTATTATCACACACACAATCAACGCAATAATAATCCTCGCCATATTTTTGCAGTATCGGCATAACAAAATAGTCTGTGCCTTTTCCTTTTGTATCGCATTGAGCTGTGATAATTTCCGGCTCGCCATGTGGAAGATTGAAGTATCTGCGGATTTTATCATCGGGAAACAATAGGCCCTCACGCTCGATAGGTTCCTGTTTATACAAACATCGGTAAGAGATTTCGTCCATGAGTAATTGTTGGTCGGCAAAAAACTCTTTCGTAAAACCACCATACTCATAATCAAAATTGCTTTCCCCTGTTGTTGGGTCCACATCGGGTACTGATATTGTTTTGACTCTTGGATTTCCGACATACATATTTTGAATGCGTCCGATAACATCATGTACGCTCCAGCGAGTGGCAATATGTATCTCTTTGCACGGCTTTCCGTCCGTATCTTGTGTCTTACGCTGTCTTGCGTCTACTGCGTATTTATCCCATAATTTATCAAGTATTGTAGGATTTAAGGCTTCCTCAATTCCACCTATCATATCATCAACTAGCAAAAATTTACTTGCACGGACTTTACCAGCATTCTTACTTCCAACAGAAGTACATTGTACTGACGGAAAAGGTTTGTATTTGCCAATATTGAATTGCTCCATTTTGGCATTCGTGCTTGTAACTGATAGATTAGGGAAAATGTCATGCCATGCGTAATCATCATCATTGGTAACAATGTCGTATACTCCATCGTAATACATTCGTGTAATATCACCACTGTGTGAATAAAATAGGCTGTAGTCTTTTGGAAACCAACCGGCAACTGCCGAATGAAAAAATTTCTCAATCGTACTCTTTCCAGCTCCTGGCACTAGGCTCACGCACAATATGTCATATTTATCATCAATCATGCCTTGTAATGCGTCCACAAGTCCGATTTTGATTAATTGTTTCCTACGTGGCATATAAAACCGGTCTTTAGGCTCACGTTTTTTCTCTATGTACTGAAAATAGCTGTCAACTATTTTGTTTTGAGCTTCAAGCAACAAAACCTCATATTTTTTGTTTATCAACTCATATGTGGTTTTGTGGTCGAATGCGTATTTTTCCAAATCCCAAATCGTACCGCCTGTTTTAGCCGTGCAGAAGTCCTCTATAAGCTCTTTTGCCCTCTTAGTGAGTTGTAGTCCATACTCAATATCTTTCTCGCCATTTATGGCTACACTGCAAGCGTCTACATAAGCATTGATTACTTGCTCATCTTCCCCTTTATCCTTTATGTAATTTTCATATCCGTTTACTGTGGAAATAAGGCTCTGACTAGCCATAAGAAAAGCACCTCCACTTTTAAAAAGCAAAGGTGCTTATAGACCTCTGCCTATAACTGTTTTAGGGTAGCGACTACAATCAATCTGTAGCCGGTAATATATTTATTCACATTCTGAAAGTCTATCTTTTATAAACTGCTCCAACGCGCTAAAGCCTTTTGGCTTTTCAATTCCTTTTCTTGCAAGTTCTGCAACTATTGTTTCCATTTCTTCTTTTACTCCTTGATAGGCAATTTTCATTCCGAATTTTATTTCGTTCATTTGGTTTCCTTTCTGCTGATAATCAGCAATCATTGTTTAGCTGTAATAAACCGCTTTGTGGCACAAAGGGCATTTGCATTTCCAGTTATCGCCCTCTCGTTGGTCGCCACAATACTCATATTCTCTATTGTTTGCTTCAAAAATGGTATAGCAATTTTTACAACTGAATTTTAAAGGCTTATCAGCAAAATCTAAGTTGCCTTTTTGAATTATTTTCATCCGTTCTAGTCCTCCACAATCCCATCAATTATTGCTCTTTCGACATTTTTTCTAAGCCATTTCGGAATTGAATCATCTTTGCTTATACATGGTGTCTTTGTTAAATAACCACCGGATATGTCACCGCAAAGCATTGTGCTTTGATATTTCATAATCTCACTCTTTCTCCTCACTATTCGCTAATGATTTTGTCTCCTCTAGGATTTTCATTGCTAATGCTCTTGAAAATTCATAATTATTTTTCGGGTATCTGCCTAGAATTGATTTTGCATACTCATTGACTGCATCGACTGAAATATCAATGTCAATAGTCATATCGTGAAGTTCAGATGTTTCTATCGGTTTGTCATTTCTACCGCCTATTTCGTGCGATTGTGCTTCTCTAAGTGCCTCACGCTCTATTGATTTAATTACTTCTGCCATGCTCATTATAATAAACCTTAAATCCTTTCATCGCATAATCAGAAACAGCCTTTTTCAGCTCCTCATTGGTGGAATAGGTCTCCTTCAAAAGAATAGCCATGCCTTTTTTGCTGATTGCATAAATTCCAAACGGAACCTGTTTGCTTGCAACATGTAAAACAGCTTTTAATTGTTTTGCCTTCATTTCATATACGCTATTTCCGACTGTCAGTTTCATTTCTCATAAACCCCCAAAAATCTTCCATGCACTCATTGCATAAATCGTAGGTTGTATTCAATACGCCGTTTCTCGTGATTGAGTTTGTGCCCAACAGCCCTACTTTTATCTCTTTCCCGCACCTGTCGCAAGTGCGCCATTCTTTTTGATGTTTCATTCTCCCACCGCCTTTTAAACCAACCCTAGCATACATAAAATATCAAGTCCCGATATTCTCTCCGCACCCTCTCTTGTGTGCATAAGAATTTCTTTGAGTCTTTCATTTTCTGCATTACTATACTTGTCTTTGCTATACGCTTCTGAAAAACAATAATATTTGCAATATCCATAGCCTACACCAAGCATGTTTCCGTGAATACTCTTTCCGACAATATCGTAATATTTTGGCACTTTTAAAATATTGTGTTTTTCATCTAGGGTACATTCCTTTTGCTCTGCTTTTAGCTTTGATTGAAGATATTTCAGAAAACTTTGTATATCCTGTTCTGATTTGGAAATATATAAAATAGTTTCGTTCATTCTTCCACCAACTTTCTACCGCAGATAGGGCAATAATTGATTTTTATATATCCAAGGCAACCACTGTCTCCTGTGTCAATCAACACTCCGAATCCATTTTCATCTTTGCAAATAAAATCTCCGCCAGCGTATCTTTTTTTCATATATTCATCATCGTTCATTGCTATATCTTCGCAAAATTCACACATGCTTCTCACTCTTCCTTTGCCTTAAACAGTGTGTCAGGAAATGGAATACCTAAAAAATGCATATTTGCGTACTTCCTAAATGTCGGCACGCTCATACCGGCTATCTTTGCTGCTTCTGCCTGCGAACATCTGCCATATGCATATTCCATTAATCCCTTTTGGAATGATTCAATATTTCGTGTCTTAACTCCTTTTGCCATATTTATGCCTCCGTTTAGTACTCAATAATGCCTTGTGCCAACTGTAGTAGATAGTCGCTTTTAGCGAAATGCGTTATTGAGTAGTTAGTCTCTCTTCTATGTGTTCGTCTGAAATGCTCGTTAACCATTCTATCAAGCCCAGTAAGCCCTGTTTCATCTGCTAGGTAAACATCTGTCCACTCAAAGTGATTATGCTCTGTATCGGTCACATTAGAAAGCGACAGACATACATTAGTCAGTGTCTTATCGGTCAAGATTGGGTGAACCTTGTAAAAATATGTTTCGTACAGATTCATATATCTGCAAAATGCGTTTTTGACTACTCTTCTGATTGTCTCGTTTTCAATACTGTTGTCGCAGATTTCAGAGAATCTATAGACCATATCATCTTTCTTTGCTTGCATATCCTGTCGGGTAACCCTTGCCGTCTGTTTCTCGGAAACAGATGTATGTACCTCTCCATCAATGTTAGTTGATGTATGTACCTCTCTTGTAATCTCTGAATCATAATCTCTGTTTGAGTAATCTATGTTAGTATTCTTTGGTATTGCTTCGTCACTGACTTGCGTTTGATTTTCCATTGGCTCATCATTGATTGCGCACTCATGCGCATTGAATTTTTCATTTTCCGGTATTTCAATTCTGTAATCACTTAATGGATAACCATTCTTTTTAAGGTCTTTTGCAATATTTACAAGATTTACTCTATATTGCAATGTTCTATCCCATTTATATTTAGGGTTATTTCGCTTTGAGATATAACCCATATCCACCAATTCACTGATATATCTTCTTATCTGACTTGCAGATAAACCTAACATAACCTCATCGGCTAATTCTTCGGCAGTTTTATATATCCAACCATAGAAAAGCTCTCTTTCTTCTTCTCCATTGTTCTTCGCAATCTCATTTTCTTTCTTGATAAACTTATCAGCATCTGATACTCTTTCAGACCAATAAATAAACTGATTGAGAATAATAGCTTTTCTATAATCGTTTGTTATTGATAATAAATCTTCTCTAATTACCGCTTTTTTAATTTTTGCGTCTGTCATATTTTACCTCCTACGATAGATAACCCTACGATTTATATAAAAATCAGTTGTCAGGAGTTCGTAGGTTACTCTTTTCGTGTTGCAATCACTAGGCAACTGATTTTACCAATATTATTCCGGCTTGTTCATCTCAAAGAAAAGCTTCTTACATCTTGCGTCATCATCATCAAAGCTGCAATCCGGTTTGAATCGTTTTTGACATTCATCACAAGACCAAGATGTTACACCTCCAAGCTCTGAAACAGCACCGCAAAGCTCGTACAATTCATCATCTGTGCAATTCAGCACATAATCTACAAGCTCCATTCTTATTTTTCCGATTGAACGATGTTTAATTAACTTTGCCATGTTTACCTGCCTTTCTGATAATAGCCTTATTAACAAAACAACAAACAGGCACTAAGGCTTGTGCTTTTCGGTAGCTAACCTAGTTTGTTGTAATCGGATAGACAGGACTCGAACCTGTGACTCCCTCAATTACTGCTATTGCAGTGGTTGTTCTTCCAACTGAACTACTATCCGAAAAGGCAAGATACACTCCATCAAAAGGCTCATCAAAACACATTACAGAATTTTGAAGTGTCTCACCCCATTGCTTTCAGTCGCGCGTACCTACCAGCAACTTGTTTTTGTGTGTTTTATTTTTACTTCGTCTTACTGTACCGTGCTAACACGTACAGGCCCGTCTTACTCCACTGCTTTAATTTAAAAACATGTCAGCGTTACGCAACCGCTATTCAAGATATAACAGCTCGCACTAAACCGACATATGATTGATGTGGTGTGGATTTGAACCACACATGAAAGACTTATATCTTCTTAATGCCCCTGAAGAATGCTTTCTCAGTATCATATTGCTATGATAGACATTTCCTAGCGTTTACCCATTCCGCCACACATCAATCTACTCACACCTCTTAACCTAGGATAAGTCCGCAAACCTAAGAAGTGCTTTCAAAACGCCGACATCGTGAATCGAACACGAACAACATTTCTGTTGGATAGCTTAGCAAGCTACTGGAATACCATTATCCCATGTCGGCAAGCGCCGTGGCAACACTGATTGTCACCACGAATAGCCTTTTGTACTTCAAGGCTACGTAGTGCTACTAACACTACTAAATCGGCAAGGTGGGAATCGAACCCACGACAAGTCGGTTAGCAGCCGACTGCTCTACCACTGAGCTACATGCCGATAATGAGGGTGAAGTCTAAGGAGTGGCTACACCCTCCGGAGATATAAATTTGTATGTGCTGTAGGAAAAGAACTAAGAAACCTACAGCAAAGGACATGTGAGGAATTGCACCTCACCTAAGACTCATATGATTTGAGTTGCCCTAGTTTAACAATTAAAGGGGGTATATATGTCTACTCTGCCTATTACAGGTGTCTTTACGACAGGTTGGTTTTCACGCTCGTGCATTGTGGGATTATACACGATTAACCCTCACGAGCCTTGTGACGGCTCTTAACAGCTTTCCACTATGAGGGTGAAAGGAACTACTAAGTCCAATGTCGGGGAACCAAGTAAACCCCGAACAGGGCATGTTGGATTTGAACCAACGTATGCAGCAGTCAAAGTGCTGTGCCTTACCGCTTGGCGAATGCCCTATATCTATTGCCACATGAAAGCTATGGCAAGTATCTGACCGAACATTATAGCAATACCAAGAAATCTTGTGCCAACTGCCGCTTTTTCGTTTAATGTGGCGTTTGCCATTCCAAAAGCAATTAATGCTAGCCATACTGTTGTTGCGATTTTTAATACAAACATGATTTACACCTCAAAATCTAATTATCCTTAAAGCCCTCTATCAGCGATTCGGTTATGGTAGCCAAGACTAGAAACACTACCGAGATAAACAATCCGTGTTTGTCAGATAAGAGTACTGCACGAATTGTGCAAAGCATCATCAGCCACAGGAAAACATTTTTAATCAACACTGGAAGTTCCTTATCCACGAATTTTCCAAATACTTTCCATCTGCGCCTAGACTTAAGCTCATGAGCCTTAATCGTGTACCATATAGCTTTTTGCACATCCCGTGTGAGACTGTCTTTATGTCCGGCACGATATTTATACTTGTATGCAGTAATCTCACACCATTTAGCCACATCCTTAAGTCCGTAAATGTCAATCATTTCATCAATGCATTCTTTACGATTAGGCAAATTGTAGTGGCTAGGGTGATTTACCGTTTCAGAATTAATTTTGCTTGACTCAAATCCTGTTAATTTCATCACTGTTAGCTCCTTTACTGTTATATATCATATATAACTAATATTTTATCGTAGTTGTATGTATATATATTATTATTGTGTATGTTGTTTAATTAATATATAACTTATGTTATAATAATAAATACTGCTTGGTGTGATTGAGGTATGAGTAAAGGCCTTTTTGTTTTGGCGGATATTTTGGGGGCTAAGTGGGGCAGTTTGTCGCTTTTCATATACACCCCCAGGGCACCCAATATGTGCATTGCTCAGCTCTCAAACATCAAGCATTTTAAATTGTGCTTATTGCATATACAATTCATCTATACCCTTTCAACTCTTCGCTAAACAACTGTTTTGCGCATAGTTGTAATAATTCAATAGCCCTCAAAGCCTTGTAAATAAAGGGTTTATAATTGTGTGTATTGTATATACAATTACTTGGCATTATTAACCATGCTATCGCCCGATAATGCTTTAATATTCTGACTATTTACACCGCCTAACTGTGGCAATTCATTAGCGCTTAATGCTCTCGCCTGCTGTCTGCTGTCGCTTGTGTATGGTGATGCCCAGCCATAACGCCTGTTAAGTATTGCAATAACTCCAACTGGGTTCTTTGCCCCGGTCACGAGCTTATTAGATAAACTCTCCTCCTGATATTTTCTCAGTTTTTCTAAAATCTCCGATGCTATCGGGCTTAGCGTATTCTTCCCCCAATCATAAATAGTACTATCAGGAATACCAGTTAATGAACTAAAACCCAATATACTAACCTCTTTATCATACTTCATGCACATATCATAGATATATATATCTAATACATACATTACCAATTCAAAATTATAACTGTTAAAGTTACTCTCTTTATACATACCATTATCTAATTTATAATTCTCTTTAGACTTAAAGTAATTAATATCAAATAACTTCTTTTGGATATAATATAAAGCACTATTCCACACGCTTTGAGACTCTTTTTTTATATCCTCAATCTTATTTCTTTCACAAAATTCATCTAAATAAAATAATAAATCATTTTCATAAATTTCAATGTCTGACATGTAACGCATCCCCCAAAAAGCCAAAATAAAAAAGCCCGCACCACTTGGAGCAATTCCAAGCAATACGAGCAATCCGGCATTCGCTTATTAATTTAATTAAATTAATAATAATCAAATATACTTATTTTGTCAATACACTGATTATTAGATGTATAACAATAACTGTATTAATTAATATATACCACATCACACACATATATTAATTATATTATATAAAAAATAAAAAGCCGGTCACAAAAATCGACTTAAAAAAGCACTTGCCATTGTGCCAAACTGTGGTAAAATAAGAATGTCTTTACAGGCGGATGGGCTTGTAAAAGGTGCTGTTTACCAATTCCAGACAGCCACGGGTTGAAAAAATAATATTTTAAATAATGCTTTTTCAAGCATTAAAAAAGAGGGGTTTTAATCCCCTCTTTTATCATTTTTACCGGCTCCATAGCAATTATAAAATGCTTCTGTTAAAGCCCCCAATTGCTCCGGTGTTAACTCCTCTTTAAGCTCTTCCGGTATCCACTCATAAGAGCGGTTGAAACTGTCGGTACAAGTACCAATTGTACAAGCCTCTTTAACTTTTTGCAACTTGTACATTTCTCCGAGTTCTTCCGTTGTGATTTCTCCATCTCTTACAGCTTTCCGCCCCTCTCTCGTCAAAATCTCCATAGCTTTTTCTTTGCTGATTGTTCCGATTCCTTTAATCCTCATATTTACACCTCCTTATAATACTTTGATGTGGCATTTTTCAGGGATTTCTAAAACATCCACATACTCAATACCGAATAACTTCTTGGCTGTCTCTTCGTCATATGTCGGGAAATTATCGCCCTGAACCATTCCGAGGATTTCAAAGCCGGTCAGCTTGCCACAATTATATGTTTTCTTTGTTATCAAAAAATTTCTCATACTCTTTATACCTCCAACAAAAATAATATTTAATTGCTACACTGATATATTAACACAATCAATACATAAATGCAATACATAATTGCAATAATTTTTAAAATGGACACTCATTGTTATTGTTTTCCAGCTCGTCCAGCTTATCCAATACTAATTGGTTTACGAATCCGTTAATTGTGAGCCCTTGCGCCTGTATCCGGTCTTTTGTGCCTTTTGGCAAAGTAACGCTAATTCTGTCGTAGCTCTCTCTTATTCTGTCATTTTGCTTTTGTATACGCTTCTTGTAGTTTTCAATTATTTTCTTTTCATCCATTTTTTACACCTCATTATATAAATTAATAATATCAATAATCACTGGCAATAATACTATAAATAATATTGCTATACATAAATATATAATAATTAAATTATTATGTCAATAATAATTCATTACATAATATAAATAATAATAGTTATTTCTTATTATATGCATTAATTCATTTATTATTGATTTTACTATTGTATTAATGTAATTAAATTTTATTGCAATATTTTTTAATTTATGTATTGACATTACATAAATGCAGTGTTATTATAATGTCAAGTCGAAAGACAAGGAACAAAATAGTTTACAATATGGAGGTAAAAAATATGTTTGTATCAGTGAAAAGCCTTACAGAAGCACTTGACCAAGATTTTATTTATCTTGCTGATGGTGTAGCGTCAAAAGAAGCGCACAGCAAAGAAGAGTTTGACAAATGGTTGTCATATATTGCCAATAAGATTAATAACAGGATTGAGAAATTAAAGCAAATCAGCAGTAACGAAAAACTGATTGCAAAATATGTTTGCAAAGCAAACAAACTAAAGGAGATGTAAGAATATGAAGAAATTGGAAAGACTCGAAGAACTTGAGAAAGAGTTGATAAAGGTTTGCGGCACTTACGAAAATGATTGTTCCAAGTGCTCAAAACAAAAAGAATGTGAAGAATATTGTAAATTGGCGCAGATTTACGAAATAGTAAACAGATAAGAAAGAGGGTCTAAATATGAAAACAAACGATACAATCAAAGTGCATTTATATGATTTAAGTAATAAGGAGATAAAAACCAAAAACTACGGCAAGACTTTTTACGTGTACGAAAAAAACGGAAAACTTGGAATTGACTGGAATACAGAGAAGTTACCATACAGTTGCAACGGTGAAATATTTGCACCATTTGAAACATTTGCGCCATCTGTAATATTTGAAAACGTTGAAACCGGGGAACTTTTTCACTTCTCAAATATTGAAAATGCAGTTGTTAGAATAGCATAGTCGAAACGCTCCGCCTGGAGCGTCAGCCGTGGGATGGTCTCCCGGCTCTGATGATGGCAGACCGTAGAAAATGAAAGCGAGGTTTTGAACATGGAAAAATATATAATGGTTGTAACAAATGAACAGATAGAAAGAAGCAAGGCACGCAAAAAAGCCATTGAAGCATTGGAGTACAACCCAATGTGCTACAACTGCAAGAACTTCGGAAAATCTTGCAAAGGGTCAACAAATAAAGTATATAGTGGATGCGTCTATAAAGAGGTTGACAAATCTAAGCCGTCTATATATGCACAGATTGCGGAACAAATAAAATAGTCGAAACCGCCACTTTGGGCGGTCTGTAGGGATTGCCCCACCTGCACCGATGAGACAGGGCGCATAATGAAAGGATGGTTGATTATATGACAAAAGCGGAACTACTGAAAGAATTTGACAAACTGCAAAAAGAAAAAGAAATACGCATTGAGGGCATACACTGCAATAGTAATAAAAGCACAATAGAAAATGCTATTGAGTGCCTGAAATGCCCGGATGAGCTGTTAGAGAAATACTTAACGGTTGTAAGTCTCAAATATGAAAATATTGGGCGCACAATCGCAGAAAATGGAGACTTCAAGCGCCACTCCTTCAACAGGCTTTACGTATTTAATACAGCTAGACAGATTTTAGCAAATTAGCGAGGTGTAAATATATGAGATATAAAATTGAAAAAATAGCAAAAAGAAATAATTTAAACTATAGCGTTGTAAACTTCGAGGGTGGCTTCAAGGGCTATGAATTTTGCGCCAATAGTTACAACGAAAAAGCTTTTTTAAAGTCTCTTTTTAGAGCAAAAGATTTATATATAAGAGGCAATTCTTATAGTTATTATTTTACTGTGATGTACTTAGATGATTATTTGAAATTGAAAAATTTTAGCAAAATGCAAAGTAAACTTGTAAATATGTTTTGCCAGGCATTGCACAACGGCAAGACGCCAACGGAGGCCAAAAACACACAATTACATTTTTGCGCGTTGTGCCCGGAATATTTCCCGGCATATGAAAATATCTACAATGAGGTAGCATGGAATTAAGGGGCGTAGTTATGAGAGATTTAATCGAGCTTTTAAAGGCTTTAAGCCTTTTTATATCATGCCTTGTTATTGGTTATGGTGGTTTGTTTTTATTTTTTTATTAAACAGCTAATATCAAGGGATTTTTAAGCCGGTTCGATTCCGGCTATTAGCTTTATATATAAGGCTTTTCGGGTCTTATATTAATCAATTCAATATTTTTTATAGGTGCCTTTATACAGCTTTACGGCTGTATATATTGCACTCCGTCCGCGCGTCCGGTAAATAATCGCGTCAAGAGGTCTTATAAATGCCTTTATATTTATATCAGGCTCAAGAGGTGCAATGCTTGAAAAAATAATTGTGCGCCCTTTATAGGTGCTTTGTGTTACCACCTAATAAAAACAGATTAACGCACGTATGAACCGCGAAAAGGTCAAAAAGTAGCCTATAAACCACGCACTAAAACAGAAAAGAGGGTTAATGAATGGATAGCGAACTAACCACGCTTGACGCTGTAGAACGTGAAATAAGAGCACGCTACAACGGCAAATATCAAAGCGCGCCGGAATATCAGGCAAGTGAGCGCGCCACACGCAAAGCAATCACGGATATTTTTCAGTATGTCGCGAATTTTGGCACATGTGACGATGTTCTAACGCTCATAAGCGGCAAGGAATACCGCCGGACGGCCTTCGATATAACTACCTAAATCACAAAAACTATATAAGCCCAATAATTAAGGCTTGTTATAGATAGGGGGCGTATTATGTCTAATTATGAATATCTGGGGAAAAAAGAAATATTTAAGCGTGTTCAGGCGCTAGGCTATGACATGCCAAAAATAAGCGACTTTAATTATATCAAATACGATTGTATAGAGTGGATGGAATCGCACGAGTTAAAAATAACAGTTCAAAGGTCCGGTGAATGGTTGCAAGTCGTAGAGAAGCGCGCGCACGTTCACCCGGTCACGCTATTTTGTGACTATCAAGCCGGGAAATATATAACGCGTTATTACTAGGGATATTTTATATCCCTTTTTGTTGTGCCAAAAAATCAGGCGTGCAGCTGTCGAGCTGTCGCAAGTTATCCGGCTATGCATCCGGGCATATGTACATTGACAAATGAGTAAAAATATTCTATGATTTTATGATATACACATTTAAAGCCGTGTATTTGACGTTTTAAGGGTTTTTGAGCGTGCTAACGTGGATTTTATCAAGCGTGCTAAAATAAGCCACAAAACAAGCCGTTTACAATGCTTTGCGATATAGTTGTAAAGCTTCAAGCCGTCAAGCCGTGCCGGGTGTGACATATCGCGAGTCAGGCGCACCAACTCATGGAAAATGTTTGAATTTTCAGAAAACTTCACTCAATTAAAGTGCAGTGCGAGTTCTTTGCAAGTTCTCGACAAGTTTTTGTAAAATTTTGCAAACGGATTTTTGAAATCGAAAAAGTCAAATGTAGGGGGGTACTTCTCGAATCCTAAAATTTTTGGGGCTTTGAATTTTGAATCGCCAAAAAATAAATGCTCTTGGCACTGTAGTCACTCTCTCCTAGTTCTTCAATCAATTTCTGCCGTGTAATTTCCGGATTAGTCCGGTGTATGTATTCTAATAGTCTGTCTATTTTATCCATATTTTTGCTCCAATAAATTAAATATTTTGTCAGCTGTATATACAATATTCCGTCCGTACAAGCTCATAAAGTCTGCGATTATTTCCTCTGTCTCTATGTCAATGTCACAGCCGTATGAGAACGAGTACACATGCACTAGCTCGTGGCATAGTATTTTGTCAGCCATGTAATCAGATACATTATCAGCTATCGTTACTGTCTTGGTTGTGTTGTCGGTAACTCCCAAACTAATTGTGCCGTCAGACCGCCTTAATTCGCTTGATGTGGGCTTTTTAAATTGTATGTGCCACAATATATCGTTAACTCTTATATTCATGCTTATACCCTCTAAAAACGGCTATGAGCATTACTACCCATAGCCTTAATAATTACAGTTTTGACGCAAGATTGCTCATTTTGGTGCGCAAAAGGTTGCGTTCATCGGGTGTCATGTCATTTAAAAGCTCCGATATATCTCCGCTTAATTCACGGATATACATGTCAAGAGCTTTCATTTTATGCTCTTTGTCCTCTGTAGAAGCTCCTTTGTGCATTTCCTTTGTCTCGGTATAATGTCTCTTTGCTCTGTCATAATTGCTTTCACTCACATGTGGTGCAATCGGTTCAGAGTAATACATCTTACCTTGGCTCTTATCCATGTCACGCATATACTCCATGTCGTTGTAGTTTACCGGCATGTGATAATAAGGTGGTTCTTCATATCCCCTGCGTGTTCCACGGCCTTTAGGGGCAAATCTGCCATTTGCATAGCGATATTGGTCGTAATATCTTCTACCACTTTCTTCGCCATATTCTGCCTTAAGACTTCTTAGGAGTTCTTTGTCGTACTCTTCTTCCTCTTCATCAGCCTTTTTCATAGCCTTGGAAATTATTGAATGATACTCAGCTTCTGCAAGGTCTTTTATCATATCTACGACCTGTCCCATCTCGGAAGTGTCAACATTTTCAATGCCTTTTTCAAACTCGCTGACGGCTTTCTCTGTAAGACACTCTTGCATTTTGTGCATTCTTTCAATGTGCATACTCTCACCCCCTACGCTTCACGAACAGCAATTAAGTTACTATTCTGTACTTCAATAGCCTGTGCCGATGTATTCTGCACCGCTACAGTACTGCAACAACCACAAGGTACATCCACGTAGGCTTGAGCTGAAACGTTAAATAAATTTTGTACTGCTGCCGGAGTAACTATCATTCGTGTTGACTGTAAAGGCTCTCCGTCTACTGCAATGGCAAGTGATATAGCTCCAACTGTACCGCCTGTAGGTATCTGAATGTTTCCACTATAAGATACTAAAAATCTAGCCTTACACTGATTAGTAATACCTCTCAGCTTGATAATTCCACTTCCCTGTCTGTGAACTATACATTTAGTTCCACATACCGGTGTTTCTGTAAATGCCACATCTTCTCCGGTGGCAACTGTTTGTAATGCAATTCCTGTTATTTCCATCATTTTTACCTCTCTTTCATAAAATAAGGGCAAACATTATAGTCTGCCCTTTATCTTTCCGACATTTGTGTCGGTAACATCAAGTAATACTGCTTAGCAGACATAATCTCGACTAACTCTTGACTAAACTTGGACTAAGCCTCGACTAAAAATGGTTTTTAATCGATTTAGATTGAGTTAACTTAATTAATATACTCAATTATTCAGTTTTAGCAATTACAGCCGGTATTGCAACCACAGCCATATGCATAACCATAAAGGTTAGAAGCCGGGAAAGATGGAACCGGTGTAGGTCTTACTGCGTCAATAATCTGATTTGTCTGTGCTGCCATTGTAGTAGTCAGAAGTGCGTTCTGCCTATCCTGTGAAGCTGCTCTTCTCAAATCGTTGTTCTCTGCCTGTAAGGTTGCAATCTTGTCGTTTGTCAGGAAGTCAAGGATTGCTCTTGTTCCTGCCTGCTGGCTGTCAATAATATCTCTTGTATTATTGTTCATTGTGTTCTGTAAAGCACAAGTGTTAGTTGCTAAGTTGTAATTGATTCCCTGAATAGCTTCTCTCGTCTCGCAGCAGCAGTTAGCAAGCTGTGACTGTAAAGCGTTGGTATTCTGCATATTAGCAACTGTATCAGCGTTTACTGCCTGTTGTATACCATAGCCGGTCTGCATGATATTTGTGTTAATACCATTAAGACCTGTGAGCATACTGTTGTTCATGGCATAAAAGCCGTCACAAAGTCCGTTAGAAATGCCGTCTAACTTGCTGACAACTGCCTGATTGTCAAAACCTCTCTGAATTTCACTGCCGACGCCACCATTAGCGCCGCCAAAACCACCAAAGCCGTTACCCCAGCCCCCAAATATCGCAAATACTACGATAAGGAACCAAAGCCATGAGCCGTCATTCCAGTTATTTCCGTTGTTTCCGTCCAAATTCGCGACGATAGGTACGCTTGGACAATTTCCTGTGTTGAACATCTGTTTTACCTCCAAAATTTATTTCATAAAGAGCCGTGCGCACGTTCTCTCATATGCTATATCCCAAAATTACCTCTAATCTGCTTCATTACATCATCAGGATTAATGCCCTTTTCTTTGCATAGGTTTCTTGCCATTTGCTCAATTCCCTTGCTGTTTCCACTTTGAGCCATGCTCATTGCATTCTTAATCATTGGATTTGCCATTACGCTATTATTGCTCATTATCTGTTGCATTATTCCCATTACATTCATGCTTTTTCACTCTCCTTACTTTGTGTTCGTGGAGTTTTTCTTTGTGCTCCTAAAGATAATTGCTCAATTTTCTCTGATAGTTCGTTGAGCTTTGCCATAATACCCTCTGTGGCTTTCTCTGATAGGTCAAATTCAAGCTTTTCCGTGTCACCTGATAAAATGTCTGTCTTATCATTTAAAACCGGCTTAAAAGTCAATGTGCGGATTGTTCCGTCAGCATTCCAACTCTTGGCATATATCTCTGTTAAATCCTGTTTTGGGAAAAATGCTACACTGCCATCCATCGGCACCTCGTTGGGATTGATAGTCTCAACTGCTTGTACTACTCTGCCACTTATTCCTTGTGTTGGTTCGGGCTGTTGGTATCTCTGATAGCTCGCCATTGGGTTGTACTGATATGCTCCATAATTAGGTGTATAATTCATCATTGGTTGCTGATACGGCATGTTCATTTTCTCTTTCCTCCAAGACCTCTTCGATTGCTTTAATGACAAGGGATAATGTCATTAGGTCGATTTTTTGTAACTCACTTTTAGCAAATATTTTTTCTCTCACATCATCGTCAAACACAACATCATCTCCTTATGCCTAAATTGTGGCATAAAAAAAGAGAAGAGCATTTCCATGTTCTTCTCTAATTATTGTCATGCATAAGGTTTTTCCATGTACCATTCATGTACCAATAGTGTACCATTTTTTGTTTATTTATGTGAATATATAACGAATTATATAAAATTAAGATTTCATGTGAAACATCGTAAAATTGAGGTATGTTGCGGTTTGTGAGGATATAATGAACTATGTTAAATACCCCTCGTAGCAACGATGCC